AAGTCCCATTTTTTATTTTTGTATTAGACATTTATATATATAATATAAAAATATTTTTATTTGGGCGGGGATTATCTATTATAAATGGATTTATTCGACTAATTACTATTCGAATCCTTCACTAACTCTTTTGCTTAAGGTTACACATCGCTCCATATAGGTGCAATTTATTGAAGTGTATCTGGATATATTGGTGGTGGTATTACTTCATATTGATTTTGAGACATTTTTTGAGGCATTCCTGCTACATTATTATTACCTCCTAAAGGTATAGTGGGTGTGGATCTACCCATTGCAGGAACACTTCCACCCATTGCAGGAACACTTCCACCCATTGCAGGAACACTTCCACCCATTGCAGGAACACTTCCACCCATCGCGGAGTTATTTGTTGTTGGGTTTGGAGGCATCCATCCAGCATTTTTTGCCTTTTCTCCCTCTTCTGCGGTTAAAGGTGGTCCAGAAAATCCTTCCATCATAGGATCAACCATAACCAATCCCATAACAACAAATAATAAAATAAAGGGAATAAGAACCAAAAACCAGGCGATTTCTTTATGACCATCTTTACACATCAAATTCAAAATCCATGTCCAGAAAAAGATATATATCAGTTTCACAACAAACACTAGAGTTGTACTTGGAACACGAGTTGAGAATGATCCTAAACTATATCTATTTCTATTACCTATATTTTGCAAAATAGACCCGACTATTCCAATCATTGAAATAATAAAATATATGAATGCAGGAGTGCATAATTCTCTAAGCTTTCTTGGAAATGCCATTATGATATAATAATAGAAAAAAATACTATTATTAATATATTGAATATACCGTTGAATATATTTATTTATGAATAAATAAATATTTTACTATTTTACTATTTTACTATTTTAATATCCTAAAGTTCTAGATGGGTTGGTATTCATTAATTGATTTTTATATGGTAATGGATTTACTGGTGCTTGATACCCACTAAGTGAATTATACGCACTACCAACCCCAAACATCATATTTCTACCCATATTTACTAAATCTTGTGGTATTAATCCTCCACCTCTTTTGTTTTTTCTTGTGCCTCCGTATTGTGCTCTTTCTGATCCCATTTGGGTTTGAGGATCAAATGATTTATATTCATTCAAGTTATAATGATTACTTACACCAGGAACACCTTGTACCCCAGGCCAATTGGATATATCTGCAGTCCAAGGGTTACCTATTAACGCACTATTTGAAGAACCACCCGATTGAGTTCCTAAACCACATCCACAACCTGCTCGTTGACTTCCTGCTCGTTGACTTGCTCCTCGTTTACTTGATCTTCGTTGACTAGATGAAGTCGAATATTCTCTTCCACCAGTGAATATTTTATCACAACCACATTCTCCGCCTCTACGCAGTCTTCGTCTTAAACAACTGACACATTTTGTACGTTTATTATGAGCACATCCCTTCATTCTCCATATTTTTTGGGTTTTTCTTCCACCCATTCGTTTTCCCGATTTTTTATTTTTTCTAAGACTTTTCCCCATATATATTATACAAAGAAATTATTCAATATCAACGTGGGTAAGAAGATGTCTTCGGCAACACATTTTTGTTAAACCTAATTCATCCATCACTTCACCTTCTGGTGTTTTTTCAATAAATTCTTTTGTTAAATATAACACTTTATCTACATCCATGTCCTTTGCTAATTTTCTTTTTCTAACTTCCTCTAAATAATAACGATATTTGTCCGCAATAACGGTCCCACACGTAAAGCATTTTATTGGTATAATCATTCCTTATATTCAATTGTTATATTTATTTATATTCTTTATTTTCGAATCAATTTTTATTGAAACTCTAGAACTTGAATGAAGAAGTGTTAACATTTTGTCCCATAACATTTATTTTTATAATAATAGTTATCTAACTGCATTGGTTGCCCATTGTCACCCGTGTTATATATCGGACCAGATGCTCCACCAGCAGAACATTTTGACCCATTTACCAATACACAACAACTACTCATCTTGCAATTTTCATTTGTTAAATTCTTACACGCACCTTCTAAACTATTAGGATTACGTTGATATTTGTTACAAAAACTAGTATCCGGTGAAAAATCTAAACTGGGTATTGTCATGCCTTCTATACCAGCATCATTTATTTGTTTCTTAATATAGTGGTTTATTAATCTATTATGATTAAAAATAACTACTGAAACACACGCCAAAATAACAATAATTGTAAGAGTTATATTTGCATAATTTTTTGATATAATAGCAAACATTTATTTTATATTATATTATTATTTTATTATTTTGTCAAAATATTTACACATTTGAAGATTTTGTATTCTGTATTCTGGTGCAACTTGTATTTACAATGTCAGTGATAGAACTCCTGAGACGACTATCAAATGAGTTCGAGTTGTACTCCTTTACTTGTCTTCACTTTTTTATGTGTCCCGGTTTCTTTGTGAATTTTTGTATGACACGCTTCACATAATGTCATTAAATTAGCTATATTATTTTTTTGAAAAATCATATTTTTTTCGTTATTTATTATATTTCCATCCTCATTTGCGTCTCTCTGATGCTGTAAATGATGAACTTCAGAACCCATTTCTATTTTACATAGTTCACATATTCCTACTATTTTTTTTGCGTTATAATGTGACGATTTAAAAGAAAGAACACTATTCGATCCAGGATTATATTTCATTCGAATATTATGTGCACTATTTAAAAAATCCTCAGGTAAATTAAGTGACCGACAAACTTCCAAACCATACATATTGTCTCCAGGTCCATCTCTCAATTTTCTATCATATACTAATACATCTTTTGCTCTATCATAAATAACAGCCATATGTTTTAATACAACCGTTTCTATACTCATAATTTCTTCATAATGAATGATTTCGTGTAAATGAGTTGCGAAAATAAAACTACTACCTTTTTTATGTAAATTTTGTATTCCGGCAACAAAAATACTAACCGCTGAAATACTTTCTGTTCCTGAACATAATTCATCTCCTAAAACCAAACTTTTATCATCAGCCAATCGTAAAATCGTTCTTAGTTCAGACATTTCAACTGCAAAAGTAGAGAGACCTTTGAAAATATTATCATTCCCCAAAATTCGCGTAAAAATATATTTATACGGTTGAAAATGAAACGAACTACAGGGAACATATAGTCCCGCTTGCGCCATAATGACCGCTATACCTAATGATCGAATAAAACTGGTTTTACCTACTGCGTTTGTCCCGTATAATAAAACGCCATCTACAGACGTGTCAGGAGTTCCCAGAGAAATGTCATTTGATATATATAATTCATTTTGTTGAAGATGTTCAATTAAACAATGACGCATATTTTGTGCATTTACAAATGATTTATCTGCGTTCACCAATGTAGGCTTACAATAATTATACTTTTTCGCAATTGTAGCCTTTGCGAATATTACATCAATAGAAGTAATGAATTCTATAATAGTATCGAATTCGTCTTCAAATGTTTCCATTTTTTCTAGAAATGTTAGATATGTTGTAGTCAATATATCTTTCATTTGAATTTTTATAGTAGATATATTTTTACATATTTCATCAATTTGAGAGCTAGAAATACAATCATTACTTGCGCTTTGTGTTTCAAATTTTATTTGAGAAAGAGATGATTTGAATAAAAATGTATGTGAATCTTCGGATGATGACACATAATTTAATAAAACGCCCTTATAATCACCTTCTCCCATAGTTGTTGTAAAAATCTGTTTCAAAATATTACAGCGTCTCTTGGTGGCCAATAAACTAAAATTATTTTTTTCTGTTTCGTGAATTTTTACATAATCTGTTGTTTTTGTGTTTTTTTCATATTTTAAAATACAATTATTAAAATATTGACGAATCGATTCCAATTTATTATTTGACTCGGTTAAACACGTTGTTTTTTCGTCTAATTCTTTATCTACACCGTTTTTAAAGAAATTTGTTTCAAATTGTTGACACGTATCCAAATCTTCACATAATGTAATGACCAAGTTTTTATCTAAAAACACGATTAATTTATTACAAAATACTACAATTTGTTCATTGTTTACATATTTATTTGTTGTTGTCGTATTTAGATATTCATTCAATACGTTATCGTTCTCAGCCACGGAATATATTTCTTTAATCGTATGTAAATTCTTATATAATTGAAAAAATGAACTAGGTGATATTTTTTTCATCACAATTTGCCGAACAATTTTTGAAATGTCTTTTATAACACTTAATTTATTTTTAAAAATTTCGTATTTAGAATATTGTATAAGCATATGTTCAGTTATATCATATTCTCTTTGTAAATATATTGTATTTGTAGTAGGATTTAATAAATTATATGTAAATTTGCGCTTTCCCATTGATGTAATACAAATATTCAACATTTTCTCAACGGACGAATATTTACCCGTATAATTATTATCATCGATAATATTCAATTGTTTTAGAGAATGATTTGCCAATATTAATCGGTCAGAACAATTTTCAAATTTGGGTTCACTAATTTTATTTACCAAGTTTGGATTGTGTTGATAAATAAAATCAAGCAAAAAACAAAAAGCTTGGGTTGCAATGGCGTTTTCATAGAAATTTTGTGAAAATACATCAAAATCTAATATTTTATAAAACTTTTCTAATATCATTTTTTGATAATTTTGTTTTTCACTATTTAATACTCGATTTATCATTTCAGTATTATTTTGTTGTTGTTGCTGATCTGTTACATTTATTTTGTGAATACTCTTACTTTGAATATTTCCATAACTAATTATATCATCTATTTCTTTATTAGAAACGTTTGCAATTATGATTACCTCGCTAGGATTATAAATAGATATAAACCGCTCTAATTCATCGAATGTGGTTGGATTATTAATGTATGTTTCTTTACATTCAAAAATAGATGTTTTCCCGGTATATACGTCTATATTTGCCAAACCAACGTATACCATTTTATTATTTTTTTGTTTTGTTACTGTTGTTGTTGCTTGTGCTGTTTTTGCGAAATATTTTGAACTAGTTATCGATTCTATAACATTTATCCATATGCACGTGGTATTGTTTGTAATATGTGTTGAATCCGGAGAGAAATATGTACCAGGTGAATAAATTCCTGCTAAACTTCGCGTGGTGTTTTTATTTTGTTCATCTTGTGTAAAAACAACAACAGTGTATCCAGCTTCCTGTAATTTTTTTAGATACTTGTCAATCATATAATGAGAGAACCCAGCCATTATAACAGTATCATTTCCTATAGACGATTTTTTATCTGCAATATTTAAATCACAAATCTTGGAAAAATCCTCAATTTGACTCCCTGAAATAATATCAGTATCTTTATTTTTTAACCCATATACCTCAAAAAACGCACCTACTTGCATTAAAACAATAGTTTTTTCGCCATATTCATCTTGATATTTTTTTGTTAATTGAATACATTCTTTAATAAGAGCCATTTTTGTGTTTTATCAAAATAATATATTATAATATATATTATTGTGTTCTCTCTTTAATCGATTTTTATAATGTGTTTATCACGAAACCTCCTTTAAAAATATCTATTTTTTATTTTTACTATCTAAAATAACATATTGATCTTCTGGAACACCAATACCAAAAGTTAAAATTTTACCCTTTAAATATTTATAATTATCATCACTTATTAATTTGAAATCATAATATAATTTTTTTAAAATGATGAGTAATATCGACGCATGAATCGGTAATTCAGATTTCCCTAAATGTTCTGATAATATATCATCTTTATATTTTTCATCATATATAGAAAATTCAGCAGTAATGTTATTATCTACATTATCATACATTATTTTGTGTCCATAAACGATCTTATGACTGTATTTTAATTTCCATATAATTTTTTTATACTTGGTGTTTGATATTTTTAAATAGTGCTGTAATTTTGTCATTGTACTATGTTCATTGTCTGTAAAAATATCTATATCAATGTCACTTTTTCCAGGAAAATAATCAGGTCGCTGAATACTACCAAAAAAATATAATTTTGTATCTAAATATTCACTTAAGTCTTTAAAAAATTGTCTATTGTGGTCAGGTAATACGTTTTTGGTACTGTCCATACTTACACTTATACTTATACTTATATTTATACTAATATTATAATAGAAATTATTTATTTAATTCTTCTGACGCGTCACTTAAAAAATTATGCAGTAATGTATCTTTATTTTTATTTATAATATCACCTGTTAGCATTGATGATTCATATATTTTCCGAACAACATCATTTGGCGCATTGCTTCCAGCTTTTATTAACCCGTGTTCTTTCAAATATTTTTTAATATCATTAATAGGTTTTTTTTTTAATTCTTTATGTGCGTTGATAACGTTTTTTCTAGTATTTTTGTCTTTAATTAAAATAGATACTTTTCTATATAATTTAGATTTACCAAGTGTATATTTTCGTTTTATTGTTTTTTTTATAAATTGTTTTTCTACTATAGGTTTATCATTTATTATTAATTTTGTGTCTACTATATTTGCGTCTACTCTATTTGTGTCTACTCTATTTGCGTCTGTTTGGAGCGACTGAACTCCAGAGTTAACTGTTGAAGGAGTTAATGTAAAAGATTCAATTTTAGGTTCATTTTCCTTATTCGGATTGAGTGGAGGTGATAAACTAAACTCCGGAACGTCGCTGGATGACTTCGGAGCAGTTATTAAATTCTGAGATATCATTATTTTTTCAAGTTTATCGTCTTCTTGTTGTTTTTTCATTCTATTTTTAAGTATATCTAATTTACGTTCACGTTCTGAAATAACAGCAGGTTTATCGGGTACTATCTGAGGAATAGAAGGAACAGAAGGAATATGTTTTTTCGTCAAATTCCAATTTCTATATGTAGGTTTTACCCCACCTTTTAAACAGCCATATGGAACAGAATTATCTACACCATAATTTAATTTAATTCCTTCTATAAATGAATTAATATCAGATGTTTTAAACGGCTCTTTTAATTCTTCCGGTAATTCTAAATTTACAAATGGCATATTTTGATGCATAGTCGAAGGAGATGATGTATTATGATATGTCTGTGTTTGTGGGTTTAGGGGATGTGACGGAGCGGAACGCGTAGTTACAGACCCAGAATACGGAACGCTAGTGGAGTATTCAGGTTGTACAAAACTTCGTGGTTGTGGTGAATTAACTCCGGAGTTACTATTCGAAGGAGTTACATAAATATTCGGATTTTTTACAGTTTTTCTAGCTAAACTTTCTCTGTTTTTTTGAATATTTGTATCATACTTGAGCTTTTCATTATTTTCCTTATGTTTTTTTGATAAACTAGATAAATAATGAATAGAATCGTAAAATTCATCCATCTCTTCCTCTTGTTTTTCACCTCCAATACCACCTTTATTTGGATTTTGTTCATCTAACTCGGATTTTTCTTTTATCTTGTGTTCTTTGATTCGATTTAATAACTGTTTCTTTAATGAATTTGAATTTATTATTAACGATGGAGGTGGCCTCTCACGTTTTTCTCTTTGTTTTTTCGTTTTTTCGCCACCCATATTAAATAATACCGGATTTATCTTAATTATTTTTTTTGTAGACATTTTGTATTATAATACACATTTGAAAACAATTTTATAATAAAAACTCATAGTTTTTTCTAAATTCAGATATTATTTATATTTGTAAAAATCAATTTAAAAATAAATTGATATATAAAATAACTGATCGATGGTGGTACCAATAAATATAATGAACGACAATAATCAAAGTCAAAGTCAACCTAAATCAGAAAAAGAAAATAAAATGGATAATGATAAAAAAGAAAATATGCCTTATGATATTAATAATGAACCATATATTGAAACACCGTGGAATATAATAGAGTCTTATTTTAAAGGTCATCACCTTGAAAGACTGGTTCAACATCAAATAGAATCGTATAATAATTTTGTAGGATACCAAATTATTAAAACAATAGAAATGTTCAATCCCATTCGCGTCGCGTCGGAACAGGATTTTGATATAAAATCGGGGAAATACGCGCTAGAATTATTTATCACCTTTGATAATTTCCATATTTACCGTCCCCAAATTCACGAAAATAATGGCGCAACAAAATTAATGTTCCCTCAAGAAGCCCGTTTACGTAATTTTACATATGCGTCCTCTATGACCATAGACATTAATATCAAATTTGTCATTCGTAATGGCACTGATCTTGAAAATACACAAACGTTTCATAAAACTCTGCCTAAAATTCAAATAGGGAAATTGCCTATTATGTTAAAATCAAAAATATGTGTATTATCCCAATATAAACACGTAGAGCATAGAAATACAGGTGAATGTAAATTTGACGCGGGAGGTTATTTCATTATTAACGGCTCAGAAAAAACCGTCATTGGACAAGAAAGAGCCGCTGAAAATAGAATATACGTATACAACATATCTAAAAATAATACAAAATACACGTGGAGTGCTGAGATAAAATCTATCCCCGATTTCAAATGTATATCACCAAAACAAGTAAATATTATGGTTTCTTCCAAAAATAATGGTTTTGGATTTTCACTGGCTGTTCAACTTCCTAGAGTCAAACAACCCGTCCCTCTATTTATCGTATTTCGCGCACTTGGGGTTATTTCGGACAAAGAAATATGTGAAAAAATCCTATTGGATATTAGTAGCGACAAATATAAAGATATGCTAGAAGGGTTACAAGCATCGATTATTGAAGCAAATACTGTTATGACACAAGAAGACGCCATTAAATATATTCTAACTTATGTTATGTACACTCCTATTAATATGGATAGAGAAACTGGATTAAAGAAGAAAACTGAATTTACTATGGATATTTTAAAGAACGATTTATTTCCTCACTGTAATAATGCTGAACAAAAAATATATTTTCTCGGATATATGGTGACACGCCTATTACAAGTAAGTTTTGAATGGGTGAAGCAAGATGACCGTGATTCATTCGTTAATAAACGTGTTGACCTTACGGGAACTCTTCTCAATAATTTATTCCGCAATTATTTCAATAAATTGGTAAAAGATATGGAAAAACAAATTATCAAAGAAATAAATACTGGATCGTGGAAATCAACGGACGATTATCAGAGCATTATTAATATGACTAATATTTATAAAATTATTAAATCGACTACCATTGAAAACGGTATTAAGCGCGCGCTATCTACCGGTGATTTTGGTATCAAACATATAAATAGTAACAAAGTCGGTGTTGCACAAGTGTTGAACCGATTGACATATGTTTCCAGTTTAAGTCACGCCAGAAGAGTATCTACTCCGACTGATAAGAGTGGTAAACTAATTCCTCCTCGTAAATTACACAACACATCTTGGGGATTTCTATGTCCTGCGGAAACTCCAGAGGGTCAATCAGTTGGCATCGTTAAAAATCTGAGTTATATGACACACGTTACCATTCAATCCAATACAATGCCTATATATGAATATGTCAATCCACATATCGTTGAACTGCATAATTTAACACCACTTGAATTATACGGAAAAGTAAAAGTATTCATAAATGGTGCGTGGATAGGTATTTCGAATAATCCCGCTGAACTATTTAAAATGTTGAAAGACATGAAATATAGTGGAGTTATAAATATATATACATCTATTGTATTCGATTATAAATTAAATGAAATTCGTGTGTGTAATGATAGTGGTAGATTAACCCGACCGATTTTGCGCGTGAAAAATAATAATCTATTGATTACTAAATCGATAATAAATGACCTGAAAAAAAATAAAATGACGTGGGATGATCTTCTAACGAATTGTAGAATAGACGATTCTATTATCGAATATATCGATCCAGAAGAGCAATCGTGGTCGATGATTTCAATGAAACCGAAAGATTTAATAAATCCTTGTGACGGTTCCATTCAAAAATACACGCATTGTGAGATTCACCCCAGTACAATATTTGGGGTTTTAGCATCGTGTATTCCATTTCCAGAGCACAATCAATCTCCTAGAAATACATATCAATGTGCTATGGGTAAACAGGCAATGGGTGTATATGTCACTAATTTTGAGCAGCGTATGGATAAAACTGCCTATGTTTTAACTTGTCCGGCGCGTCCATTGGTCGACACTCGTCTTATGAATATGATTGAATTGATGAAAATACCGTCTGGATGTAATGTAATTGTTGCAATTATGTCTCACACCGGATATAATCAGGAAGATTCATTGTTGTTTAATAAGAGCTCTATTGATCGTGGTCTATTTCAAGCAACGATTTATCATACCGAAAAAGATGAGGACAAACAAAAAATCAATGGTGATGAGGAAATCCGATGCAAACCAGACCCCGCGAAAACAAAAGGAATGAAATTTGGAAATTATAATAAAGTGAATAGTAAGGGATTAATCCCGGAAAATATGATAGTAGAAAACAGAGATATTATTATTGCGAAAATCACTCCCATTAAAGAAAATAGAAATGATCACACAAAAGTTATTAAATATGAAGACCAAAGTCGCATTCATCGAACAAATGAGGAGACCTATGTCGATAAAAACTATATTGATAGAAATGGTGATGGATATAACTTTGCAAAGGTGAGACTTAGAAACGTGCGAAAGCCCATTATTGGTGATAAGTTTTCGTCTAGACACGGGCAAAAGGGTACCATCGGTAATATTATTCCAGAAGAAGATATGCCGTTTACTCGTGACGGTGTTAGACCTGATATTATTATTAATCCTCACGCGATTCCGTCTCGTATGACAATCGGACAGTTAAAGGAGACTGTGTTAGGTAAAGTATTAGTCGAGCTCGGATTATTCGGAGACGGCACCAGTTTCGGTGAATTAGATGTCAAATCGATCTGTAGTGAATTATTAAATGTCGGATATGAAGCGCGTGGTAATGAACTTATGTATAATGGACTAACCGGAGAGCAATTAGAGTGTAATATATTTATCGGTCCCGTGTTTTATCAAAGATTGAAACATATGGTGAGTGATAAAACACATAGTCGTTCTATTGGTCCGATGGTTAATTTAACGCGACAGCCTGCTGAGGGTAGAAGCAGAGACGGTGGTCTTCGCTTTGGCGAAATGGAGAGAGATTGTGAAATTGAAGGGACCCCCCTTGCTTTATCTTGCGGAATTTCAATTTCTATAGAAACGATGGAAAGTTGTGAATGGGAAGTGCTTGGATGGAGTGAAAAACATAATGGAATTGTAAAGGCAAAACAGACTGGATTTATGTATAAAGGTGAAAGAGAATGTGTAGAAGTAACAATGGAAGATGGGCGGAAAAAAATTTGTACAGAAGATCACCCAGTATTAAATTCTAATAATGAATGGGTAAAGGTAAAAGATTTAGTATTGAATGAAAGTAAATTAAAAGTGAGTGTTACTTGTCCATTAGTGAATATTCAAGGAGAAATAACCGAGTGTAATGGATGGAACTTGCAAGTAGGATCATTAACATTATCCACAAATACGAGACAAGAATATTTAAAAACATTGGCATTTGCACGTATTATCGGGTTATTAATAACGGATGGTCATATTTCATCGCGTAAGAAAGCAGATGGGTCGGATGCGTTTATGATGGGTAGTGTGTTTTTAGGACACATGTTGGATGTAGAATCGTTTATGAATGACTTACAGTTGTTTTGTTATAGTAAACAAGAAAATTTTATTCATAAAAATTTGTTTATAGTTCGTATTCCTAGTGCGTTTATGAAAAATATTATCCAGTTACCCGGACTATTATGTGGTAGAAAAGTAAATCAACCAGGAGTTCTTCCCGAATTTATTATGGATTCGAATTGTCCTAGACCAATTGTTCGTGAATTCTTGGCAGGAATGTTTGGTGGAGACGGTCATACGTGTTATTTGGGTATGCATCGCGGTAAACGAGATATTCTAACATCTATTTCCTTCTCCCAAACCAAGAATTATACCCAATTGGAATCATTACAAAAAATGATGGAAAATATAAATGTACTTTTGAATAAATGTGGAATTGAAAAAATAACGATACAAAAATTAAAAGAAACGTCTTATTCTAAAAATAAAAATAACATCGACGTAGCAGAAACATCACGTAATTATCAGTTAGTACTACATTTAGATATTAATGAGTTGATTCCCTTTTCAGAAAAGATTGGTTTCAGATATTGTTGTCATAAATCACAGAGATTAGAGGCGGCTGTATCATATAAACGATTAAGAACTGAAGTTACGAGACAACATAATTGGTTGGTAAATCGTGTTGATGAGATTACCAATTTCAAGGAAATCAAAATGGCGAATCCTACAAAGATTGTTCACACCAAACAAGCGATTTTACAAGCAGTCGAAGAGTTAAAGAAAACGGAAGCATTATTACACGAATACGCAATTCCGTCCACTCACGATATTACAGATCATCTGATTAAAGGAACATCGTTTGGAAAATTTACATCGAAATCATTCCCGACTGCAGAACAATTTTTAGAAAAAATTGGTGCGTTGAGTTGGTTTTTAGAAGAAGATAATAAAACTAAAAATAAATGTGACATTGAAATGGAAGAAGAAGAAGAAGAATTAGATAATGGTGTGGATGTTGATGATGATGTTGATGATACAAATGAAAATAAAAACAATTGTAAATCATTATATGGTGTAAATCGTGAAAAGGAATCACTACCTACTATGAATTTAACTGTTATTTCCCGCAGACCAGTCGGATTGAAAAAGGTATACGATATACAAGTAGATGAAGTTCATTCGTTTTTAGCAAATGGAATTGTTTCACATAATTGTATGATTTCACACGGTGCGTCTAAATTTACACGTGGTAGAATGTACGACGCATCAGATAAATATCAAGTTCACGCGTGTAGAAAATGTGGATTAATCGCATCATATAATGACGAAATGCATATTCATCATTGCCGAACATGCGACAATAGAACTGATTTTGCATATGTCGAAATTCCGTATGCGTGTAAATTATTATTCCAAGAATTAATTACTATGAATATAGCACCACGTGTTATTACAAACTATTAAGAGATTGGAGCGAGCTAAAGTGGATATGTAATAAAATTGATTTCAATATTTTTTTTTAGAAATATATATATCTAAAAAAAATATGGAATACTCCACTAGCGTTCCGTATTCGGTGTCTGTAACTACGCATTCCGCTTCGTCACATACCCTATATGAACAACTCAAAAATAAATTGCCGTATGACGTAATATGTTATATTTACGAATTTCGACCATTAACTCGTATTGAAGTATGGTATGATAAATATTATTATAAATATCCATTTATGCGACATATATTTAACAGATATGATAATGATGAAACTTGTAATAATCCTGGTTCCGAATATGTATATTATATATTTACAAGAATATTCCCCCATATAGAATTACAATCTGGGGTAACGTCTATTATAAAAACGTCACGTTATAAAAATGGTTGTCAATATATTGGCAGCACATATACTAGTGAATCTCATATAGATTTTAACGCATTAGAAGAAGAAATTTTTAGAAAAATGGATCATTTAATAAAAAATAAAAAAAATCATTGGAATCTTTACAAGTTACATTTAACCTTTATTGTATTAAATAATATTTTAGTAAGATCTCATATATGATAAGAGAGTATCATTTGATATACATATCTTTATCCATTAAATAAAATGTAGAATCAATCAGTTCTATTGGATAAATACATCTACCACCGGCATTATATATTTTTGTTGCCGTCATTTCAATATTGGAATCGTCTCGTGTGACAGTTATATTTACCTGTGAATTTAATACACCCAACAAATTTTTACCAGTTTTATTTGTAAACCCATAAATAACAGATTCACTCAATTGTGTCCACCAATATTTATCTACACCTCGGTAATAACATAATTGAAATTTTATAATGACAGATTCATACCCATTTTTATATTTTAATTCAGGATAAAATCCTTCACATTCTCTATCTATTTTATTATAATACATTTTACATCGAATAATGGTATCGGTTTTTACTATATTATAAGTAGGAGCCATTAAAAAATCAAGCATTCAACATTGTTATATTATATATACATTTTTACAAAAAATATTTGGAGAAAAACGTATCATTATTTTAGTAGTACTACATATATTTTTTTATAGCATACACCAAATATGTAGTTATCGTAAATAAAATTCCACCCCATAATGTGTCTAGAGCGACAGTTTTCCAACTCCAATTTTTTAATAAAGCCATTGTGGTTAATTCATAAACCGCATAAACCACAATACCGAATATAAAGGCATCTATTAGAGGTCGTTTATCCTTAATAATAAAATAATATAATCCATATACTAATGCTATATAACATAAAATTGCAGCATATATATTTATTTGAATATCTGTCCCCTGAACATGTTTAATTTGGTTATTGAAAAAATTTTTCATCGAATATAAATAACTACTGTCAATTACAACTAATATAATTGATATCAAAAGTATTTCATACATAGAAAACTTATTCATATACATATACATATATTTTATTTATCAGTTAAATTTAGCAACTTTGGAGGAAAACTTAGGCATTATATCCGAATATTCATTTTATTATAAACTATTTTATTATTCTTATATATATAATGACCACTGTATTTAATTTTAATCTTTTTGGATTAGGTCCTAAATATGTAAAAAGTAGCGGGGGTCGTGTTTTAGGTGGTGGAATAACAGGATATGTCCCTCAAGGCCTTATTACAACAGATAATTTTGATGAGTTCGCTCAAACACGATTTCTTTTGAAGCAAGCTTGGAATACTAATTACGCGCGACAATTAGACTATAATAAATCGATTTGTACTCCTTTTCGTGCCGTTAACAACGCGGGTGATATATTAAGTCGCCAAAATTATTCGTGTGGAGGTAGTTGTCAGACATTTCAAAGTCGACCTCGATTACACGGACTTAAGCAAAAATTCGGACATATTCAAGATAACTGCGACGGGACCTCAGCTCCTGCAGCAGCGTGTAATGTCAAATGGGTGTATGATAGTTCAGATTATTCCCGATATTTGAAACAAAAGGCGGTTAATAAAAATTATAATGATATCAGTTATGGTGGTGACCAAAGTTCAGCATCTCAAAGTCAATGGAGAGCCATTCGAAGATATTAATTTGGATGATAGGTTTATCAATTAGAGAGAAATAATCAATAATCAACAATGAATAATATATAATATTTTATACATTATTTTATACATTATTTTATACATTATTTAATAATGATATTTTCTTTTCCATATCATATATATACACAATGACTACGATTGCTTATCATCAATATACAAATATTCCTTATATGAGTGGTGGGTACGCGAGTGCTCCAGTATCTGGACCATTAAGCACAAATAGAACACCGTTAGCTATGGGTAAACATAATTATGGTGTATTAAATGGAATTCATCCAAACCCACCACAATTTGGAGTCACTGATGGCGCAAGCCAATTTTCAAATGCTCGACATCAATATTTAAGAACAGCGAGTTATGCAGAATCAACCAAAACCGGAACAGAAATGTATTCTCCTCTTAAACCAACGTCTGTATTTAATGCGGGTACTCAACGAAGTTATTTATTATCACAATCCACTAAATATATTGCTCCTACATCATCATCTATGTATATTTCCACTAGAAAAGCCCAAGCAGTAGGTAAAAGCTCCTACAAACAAGGACTTCCTGCTAGCGCACCAATGTCATATAAAAGTTTTAATACAAATGATGTTAAATCCGCATTACGATTTTCTAGGGCAGGTGGGTGCGTTGCGCCTGCTAAAAAAGGGTCAATATTTAATACTAGTTTATGTAATGGACGTGCGTGTGCATGGGGAAGTTTAGTAAGTCAAAATTATTAAATCTTTTCTCCAAATTATATGTAATTTATAAAAAAAATATAAAGTATAATACATACCAATGTTACATAAATATATTGTTGAATTTTTAGGCACATTATTATTGACATTTATTGTATTAGCAACAAATAATTATATGGCTATCGGTGCTGCATTAGCATTAGCCGTTTTATTTGGTGGTCCTATTTCTGGTGGTGCATTTAATCCAGCAGTTGCAATTGCGTTTTTATCTAGTGGAAAAATACACAGTAATGATATTGTTCCATATATAATTGCCGAAATTTTGGGTGGATTAACGGCGTTTGAAATGGTAAAGTTAATTTAGAAAAAAAATAAATATTATTTATATAATTTCTTTTGTTATTATATAAATGCCAAGAACTAGAGCAAGAAAACAACGTTCCCGAAAAAATAGAACTAGACGAGGTGGTTACCCCGTTTATAGTTCTTCTTCTTCTTCTCAGTATAATGGTAATGCCGCATCTAGTAACCCATCAGTTTTATCCAAACCCGCATTAACCGCATATAGTTCACCTCCCGCAAGTCCTGCATCAAGTTCATATAGTTCACCTCCTATAAGTCCTGCATCAACCTCATATACTTCACCTCCTATAAGTCCTGCATCAACCTCATATAGTTCACCTCCAGCAAGTAATCCTGGTATTTTTGACAAATTTAAAAAATCATTACCTTCATTCCCATCATTATGGGGAGGAAGAAGAAAGCGTCGTGGAGGATTTAAACCATATGACCCGCTACAAACAACATATGGGTCTGCTAAAGGTGGTCGCCGAAGAAAATCTCGAAAATCTAGAAGATCTAGACGTTAAAGTGTTGTGTGAAGCAAGAGAACTCTGGAGTTTTTTAGATTATTATGAAACATATAAAATTATTTTTATATGTTTTGGAGCGACCCGTAGCCGAAGGCGCTGGGGGAGCGATGGAACTCCGGAGACGACTGTCGAAGGAGTTAAGAGTGGAGAGACTGGAATCTGTAGTCGGTAGTCGAAGGATTCATAATATAATTATCTTTTTTTCATCATTATACGATATAACACATAAATACCAATGATACTCAAACTAGCAAAATAAAATTGTATAATTGGATCATTTGGTAACAATATTCCTTCTTCGTCTTCTTTTCTATTTACAAATGTTTGTTTACACGATTTATTTGAAAAATTATTTTGTCCATTTGGAAAACTACACGGATCCATATTTTTAAGATCAACAAGTGTAACAAATTTAGTATCTGAACCAGTGTTATTATTTATATCAACCGTTTGTAAAGTAACTGCCGCGCAATCCGGTGTAGATCCAGACATAAAAGCCTGCATAATAGTAAAGGGGTTTAACACATTTAAATTACTAATAGTTCCGGGAATTAATCCTTTAAATTCAGAAAAATTTACACCTAAACCAGAAGATATAAATGGAATATTTCCTTCAGGGACGTTATTGACATAAATAAATCTATCGACCGGTTTTTTTGAATCAATGTCCATACATTTTCCGCCAGTTTGTAAAAAAAACTTATTACCTAAAGGGCCTCCGGTAGATGACGCACCTTTACCCGTAACTAAAACTTCTACATATTGAATTAACCCATTAATATCATTTCCCAATGTTTGTAAATCCCCGCGATCAGACATTCCAATTTCTTCTGGGGTTTTTATATTTTTCCAATAAGGATAAGTAGGCCCTAATAATTTATCTTGAATACCCGTAGCATCATTTAATACTTGATTAAACATATTTGATGACATTTTTAATTTATATATTATATATTATAATAAGAAAAGAAGATATTATAACAAATATAATCCAATTATAATCAAAATATAATCAAAATATAATCAAATAAAATATACAATATTTTATGCAGCAGCACCACTAATATTAAGTGGTTTATTTCCAACCATTTGTTGAGCAGCATCTGCTTGTTGTTGAACTAATGCAAATACTTGTGTATTTAATGTATCTACATTTTTACTAAGATCATCCACCTTTTTATCTAATCCTTGTAAGCCGGTGACTTGTCCTTTTAAATATTCAATATTACCTGCATTTTGTTTCGCTAATATCAATGGATCATTGCCATAATTTTGATAAGAAGATGAAGGTTCCCCTTCCATTCCTTCTATAATATTTTCACCAAATATAGCTAAAAATATTTGATAAATTATCAACATTATAAAAAATAATATAAGGAATTTTATTAACATTTTTGATTATAATATATTATATAAATATAAAAATTATATTTTTTTAAATCTTCAATAATATATATAATATGTCATCAGCATTTTTTCCACAAGGCATGCATTCTTATAACAATTCATTAAGCGGACCTTTAACCGCTGAATATATAACTTGGAAAGGTACTGGGATGTATAGTAATCCAGTTGCTGTCACCGCTGGAAATATTAGACCTTTAACAAATAATGATGCCACAAATGATACTGTTTATAAACACGGATCCGCACGTCCATTAAAACAATATAGAAAGGGAACTTCAACTCCAGTACCGGTAATAAAAATAAACCCACTTAATCCAAATCAGTATATTCAACTTAGTAGCGAACAAACAAATAGACAAGTAAAATCATCTAAATCATATTCGCTCATCGGTCAACTTATTGATAGACCAGGACAATTCTCAGTGAAAGAAAATACGGTGGATGAGGTGAATGGTGTTATTAAATTGGATAAAGATTGTAAAACGTGTGATGGTATTGGACTTGTTGCTGACTATTCCCCTCAATATTTTTTGACGAATAATCCATTACCTGTATGTCAGACACCTCAAAATTGTTGTAATGAACAGAGAAAGGCGTTATTAAGAGTTAGACCTGCTAGTACAAACTTGAAAAAGAATTATTTTACTACACTTCAACAATACAGACAAAATAGATGTCAAACATACGACCAAAAAGTATTTAACTTTTATTCTGGCTCTACGTTGGTTCAAAACGCGGCGGATCTTAAGAATAATCCAAATATAACCGCTGCTATGTTAACTCAGTCAAAACCAGGTGATCCATTAGGTCTTTCAAATACTTACATTGCGAATTGTTATCCAAATACCGGTTCTAGCACATTTACCCAGTTAGAATTAGTATCACAAGCATTTCAGATTTTGAATAATGCTGGAGTGTTTTCAACAGATGATATAACCAATTTCTACAATTTACAAATCGAGACCGTTCAACAATTTGCGCTTTTTATTCAAAGTTTAGAATCTGGTGATTCTGTTAATGCGGTTGAAATTTTTAAAAGATTTTTGTCCAATCCTTATTATGGTATGTCTTTATCTGGACCAAGTAATCCGCGTGGATGTAAATTAGTCGTATACAAACCAAGTAATTATCAGTTTGCAACTCAAGGTAGTGTGTCTAGTAGTACTAGAACATTAAAATTAGGTGTCACTACAATTGAAAAGAATGTTTATAATAATAATAGATTGAAAGGATCCGCGAATAATTTTATTAATGTCGGAGGGCAACCATTTGTTCCGCTTATTTATAAAATGAAAACACCTGCGTGTAATCCTGGACAATATATTAAAAATGGTAATCCTAAAACGTGTTTTAAAAACTCAGATGATTATTTTTCAAAAAATATCACGGATCTTGGTAATTTGAGTGCTGGACCGACTGTTGCAAATAATGGAATTAGTGCGTCACATCCTTAGAATACTTCACTAACGTTCCGCTCCGTCACATCCTTAAAAACTAACAAATAAAAATATTTTGTAAATATAATATATAATGGAATCCAGTATATTTACAAAACCATCTTTTTACGCACACACTATAAATGGATTCACCATTTTAATTGCAATAATACTCATTTTTACAAATTTTTCCAGATTGAAAAAAATGGATATATATAATATAATTACACTTGTTATTTCATTTGGTGTTCTTATTGGTATACACGGTTTACTACATTTAGGTCTTGAAACACAATATAATTATAATCTGATTGAGCAATATACATACATTATGAAGTAATTTATTATGATGTTTGGAACGAATCGTAACTGACTGTCGAAGAAGTTATATCAATTAAGTTCATAATATTTCGTTCTTTCTCTATACAATAAATTAATTCTTCATATTCGTTATCCATTTCTTCTGGAGCGATCCTCACCATAAGTGGAGATGAATTTAGAACTATATCTTCTTCTTCTTCTTGGTCTTGATGTTCTTCTTCTTCTTCTTCTTCATAAGTAGATGGTAAAAATATATTTATTTTGTCTACAAATTTATTATATGGTATTTTATGTCGTTCACACCATTGGATACATTTATAAATATGATTTTTTTTAATTGTTTCTATTTTTTCATCTCTATTCTTATTTTTTATTATATTAATTAATAGATTATGTTGTTCAAGTTGTTGATGACCTATTATAATATTTGATTCTTCTATTTTATTTAAAAAATAATAAGGTAAATCGCGATTTATTAATGAACTAATAATTTTATTATTAAATGAATCTTGTAAACAATCAATCAATACAGATTTTAATTTATTTAAATATATATTATTCTCCAAAATTTTTTGATAATCAATTATAAATGTGCTGCATACAATATATCTTTCATTTTTATTTATATTGCAAACATATGGTTTAATAATATGAACTTTTTCATACAATTCAGTTAATAAAAGAAGAGCATCTAATATAGGTTTATGAATAAGATTATCCACTTTGATAATACATACACCATTTGCGTTTTGATATGTTAATATATTACATAAAATAGTAATAATACCGATTATATATTTATTTATATCCGTGTACGTGTCACTATTTAATTCAAAATATATAAAATCAATTGATGTATTATCAACTCCTTCTAATAATTTAAAACCAGTTCCACACGGATATTCAATATCAGATATAATAGTGTTATCATTGTTTCCTTCTCTCAACATTTCCATACATTCAGTTGTTGCTAATTTGTTGGGTCCAAAATGCGCCATAGTGATATTTTTTCCACGGTATATATCTAATAAATTAAATGTTTGGACAATTTCCATAAATATATAAAATAAATTGGATGTAGGTTTTATTTTACTAACCGAATATTTAGAACTAGGAACAGTGGAAAAAATAAATTCATATGGGTTTATTATTTTATTAATAAATTCAATTGTATAATTTATTCTATCTGGAGCTAGTCGGAGTGTAAGCGGGGGTGAGCGACTAAACTCCAGAACATCAGTGGAGTTTGAATGATTAAATAACTCATCAATGTTATTATTATTATTATTATTATTATTGGTGATATTCATATTAATATTTTTAATTTGATTCTTAATTTCACTTAAATGATATGATAAACTAAAGGAAATAATTGGTTGTAATTTTATTTTTTCTGTAATTGTTATAATTGTCGGTTCTATTTTAATTCTGACATGTTTTTTTGGTAATATATAATAACTCATAATTGAATATATTATATATTAATAAATATTTAAGTTGTAATATTATTACGATAATACTATATTCATAAATATTGTAATAATAGACATTCCGTACCAACACCGGGTGAAAAAGAAATAGCAAGTCCATATTTTCCAGGTATTTTTTCTCTCATCATTGCCTTTTCCAAAACAAACATTATAGACGGAGATAGCATATTCCCATAATTTTTAAGAATATCCCACGAATCTTTTGTATCTTCTTCAGAAATGTCAAGGGCTTTTTGTATTTCTTCAATAATACGACGTCCTCCTGGATGAATTACCCAAAAACTAATATTAGAACGAATTAAATTATGTTTTTCAAGAAATGTGTCTACAATATAACATATACCATTGTTAATATATTTCGGTAATTTTTTTGATAATTTACACGTTATACCATTATCGGTTATTTCAAGTTTAATACCGTCTTCAGTATCATCCATCAAACAACTAAAACTATCAATAATTGCTAATGAAGGTGTTATTTTATCTGTATTAAAAAAGTGACGGGATATTTTATTTTTAAGCGATTTAACTCTGGAGACGACTGTCGACAGAGTTGCTCTTAATATACAAGCGGATACACCATCTGAAAAAATAGAATGTGTTACAGTATCATTTATCGAATCGTTGAAATTCGCGTGAACAGATGATATTTCAACGCATACCATAAGAGCACATTTTCCAGGGTTATTATTCACAAAATCCGTCGCGATACGAAATCCATTTATTGCTGCGGCACAACCCATAAAGCCAATCAATGTTCTATCAATTGTTCTTGGTAAATCCAATGCTTTTATAATATCACAATCTAACGAGGGTCCAAAAAATCCAGTTGATGATACAACAATTAATTTACATATATCTTTTTTACAAATATTTGCACTATTTATTGCGCTATTTATGGCTCTACTACAAACATCAATTACTAATGGTGTCGCTATTTCTTTACATTTATTTAATCTATTTTGAATGGGGATTGGTTCTATATTTTTAAAAAAAATAGTACTTTCATTTTCCATAGAAAACTCCGAACTCCTTCGAGGGTCGTCTCCGGTGTTCTCATACTCTACTCCATCACAACCCCTAAAATCAGGAATACCCAAATATCTGGTTTCAATGCCTGAATTTTTATATATATTTTTAACTATTGTCTGGTATGTAATATTATTCTTATTCTTACAAGTTGATAATAAATAATATAACGCGTCAGATTGAAGTGTTTTATATTTTGGTACACCTGTTTCTAAGCTTAATATTATTGGTTGATTTTTTTTATTTTTATATGAAAAAAAATCAATAAATGAATTAAATATACCCATTTTTTTATTTATTATATACATTATCGTATTACATTATTTCTAAATTTATTCCTCAATAACTAGTTTTACTTTTTTTGCTCGAGGCTTTTTAGGTTTTATAGAAACGGTTTCTTTTTTCTCTTCTTCTTTTTCTTCCTTCATTTCTTCCTTCTTTTCTTCTATTTTTTCTTCCTTCGTTTCTTCCTTCTTTTCTTCTTCCTTTTCTTCTATTTTTTCTTCCTTTTCTTCCTTTTCTTCCTTCTCATCAGTATTATCATCTGCCTGTGATGCGACCAATAATATTTTTTTATTTAATTTACGCGCCTTTTTAGGCTTCTCTAATGATTTATCCGATTTCTTTGCTGCGGGTTTTAATGCTGCCGGAGCTTTATTCGTCTTTCGTTTTTCAGTAAGAGTTTCATCTATCGATTCCAACGCAATCTTTTCAGCATTTACGTGACTTATTTTTTTATATACAAAATACCTATTTAAAAACGAGATTTTCTTTTCATATGCAGTCATATCTAAAGCGGTCCCATAATCATTTGACTTATATTTATTACGCTTCACCTCAGCCAACATATAATTATACAATTCACTAAATAATCCAGAACCTTCGGGAAGTCCTAGCAATTTTGCTTCATCGCGCGTTATCAATTTAAATCCATAATTTTCCATAACTCGATCTAAATAATCAAAATTTACCAAATATTCAGAAAACATTTTATTAATTGATTCTTGAAACACATTAATAGTGTATCCTAAACTAGTGACGTCATCTTCAAGCATATTTTCATCATAATCTTTTTGAATTTCCCATATTTTTGTATCACCTTCATATAAATCAACACTTTCTCCCATTTTTTTATTTTTCAAAAGATTGAATATTAACTTACCATCATAACTAGTACCAATAAAATATCCACCCAATTTTGTACATTCCGCGACATTTCGAATAAAACTCTGAAACGTCACTTGATTTTCGAAGAAATAATGTAACGCAAATTGACACGATGAAATATTAAACCCGTCCTCACCTTTTCCATATTGTCTAGCAACACCTTTACCAATTTTGTCATCGTCTTTTGGTCCAGAACCAAATACAGCCTTTGTTATTTGAACCGCTCTATCGTTTAACATTGCAGAACCGGAACGAATATTCGCACCGCTATTTCCATTTACAAAAAGCGCATACGGCATTGAATTAAATTTCTTACGATAATTTAAAAACCGAGCACACGCCCCGTCCAATTTATTTTCCAAATTATCCTTTGCAACATCGATTCCAAAGACAAATGACAATTGAGAACTAATCCATTTAGGAAAATCGCCTCCCTTACCACACGCAAAATCAATTAAATTATCGCCTTTTTTAGAAACACAGTCTATCAACATTTTTTTCACGTATAAATTATGAAAATCTCTTAATGCACGAGTCTTGCTTGCGGATACAATTCTATTATAATAAACATCATCATCAGCAATCTCATCCGGAATATTATTACCAGTTGTTATCATTTCTTCCGTAATTGGATTATGTATAGAATGCCAATTACTATTCGCCACGTGGTAGGCGTTTCCAAAATTTTTCAATCCTTGTCTTAATTCGGTCGTTTTATCATAACGCACACGCAACGGAACCCATCTCCATTGTTTGTTATTTGTAATTTCATATCGAAATTCAACAATCGTATTGTCTCCAAACACTTCATTTTCCTCCGTATACATTTGAGCCGAACCAGTGTCATCTTTTTTCAACATTATATTACAAATACCTGCAGAAACATCATACGGATTTGTCGGATAAAATTGCACTGGTTTATAGCTGTCGTCATTGTCCATATTTTTTACAGACGGCAATACGTCATTAATCACGTCTTGGCACGGATTTAAATAACCGTGTTTTCGTTCATCAAAACCACATCGCAGAATAATCGTTTTATATTCATCTATTTGACTAGTAGAATTCGCATTTATACCTTCTTGAAATATGGGTGTAATGACATCAATTCCACTCTCCGCTTTTTTTGTGGTAACTAAAAAGTCAATTGTATTGAACTGTGCGGGTTTCCATTTAAATGAATAATCCCACGTGGATTTTGTAACCGGACCAGCTTTCCCAATTTTATCTGCGCCTACTCCCATATTCGCTGGAGTAAATATAAGGCCATCTGTATTATATTCGAATAATCCTTGTTTGTCCTTTTCTAAAATATAACGACACGCGCCAAATATATTATCGACAGCAGGATTTGTCGGATAAAATTTTTTACTTTCAACACGAATCGGACATATTGCGTCATCTTTAACAATAGACATTGGCTTTAATACTTTGACCAGATTTTTAAGCAATGGTAATCGACATTTCACGTCTGTTACATTTTCTTTGGGTTTTGATATGAATCCCAAACTTCTCACGTCTTTACCATTAATAATGTATACGTCGAATGCTGCGTACAGATTTATAAATTTACCGTGTTTGTCGTGATAAATAATTTCCCCGTCTATAAGCGAATTGAATACTTCTTTATTTTCCGTTTTTGCACCAGTGAATAATACTTTCATATTTGTGTTGATTAAATATATTTTACCGGTAGCTGATATGTACATCATATGTCTATCTCCATCAGCTTTATCAGTTACGGTATAATCATTTCTTATGTTTGGCACATTCATATTTTCGTTTATAGGCACAATATTTTGAATTTGTAGAGTATACGAGGATGGCCCCATAAAATCACTTGGGTAAATTCTTTTTTCTGGATTATACTCATCCCCTCGAGTCAATTTCATATAATTTTGAAGAATTTGATTTTGATCTACATATGAAATGGGAAAATTTGTTCCCTGAAGACCCATCAACACGTATTTTATTGCCTTGCGAATAGACGCAAGTAATAATTCTGGGGTGTCAACCTTAGTTCCTGGTCCCATTTCAGAATTATTTACTTCTAATTCGATTTCATATACTTCCGGATTTTGAAACACCCCAGAATCTTCTGTAGTGTATGCGGGTTTAACACGTCTATCTTCTGTGCTTGAGCTTTTAACGATACTAATATCAACATTTATCGGAATATCTGGATGGCTAAATGTGACGCGATTTATATACCTAAATGTCTTTTTTGATTTTTCCCAACTATCTATTAATCCTTGAATGATTCCTGAGTGTGTTTTTATTTTTTCTTCTGTTTGATATGAAACCCTAAAATTGAAATCATCAAAATTTACGGGGAATACACTTTCCCCATTTTCTTTAAAATAAGGAACCTTTTTGTAAAATTCAACGGCAAATAATGTTTCAAAATTTGACATTAATTTTTTGATATCATTGTGTTTACAGTATTCTTGTATTCCGTGAAATCCTCTAATTTCGGTTCTAATATTTGACATTTTGAAACGCCCTGTGGCTGAATCTAAAAACTCATTGTGAATACGCAACATATAACTCCCTTGTTCATTTGGACACGTAAATCCTAAGGATTTTAGTTTTCTAATCACATTGTCAAAATCGATTTTAGTTAAAGGTTTAATTCCTCTTGTTCCAAAACGGACTTCTAATTCGTGATTTTTTTTCAGGTCGGTTATATATGGGTTATTTGCCCAATATGTTTTCACCATATTATCAAATTGAACTTGTGGCGGATCTTTGGATTTATTTTCATCTCTATTATATTTTTTAGGAGCGCCTCGATTTATATGTGTTGTCATAATTATATATATAATGAAACATATTTTTTATATTATTATTCAATTTTTCTAATAAATAGATATTTGATATATTTGATATATTTGATATATTTGATAAAATATAATATTTTTGATTGATATTATATTTTTTATTCTGTTGGTCGAAGGATTCACTTATGGTTTCGTCTTGTATTTTTCTTGATATGTTTTGATTTTTTATGAATACGTCTTGTTTTGGTTTTACTATTCTTTTTCTTACGATTTGAACTTTTCTTACGGTTTGAACGTTTATTTTGTTTGTTTGATAGTTTTTTATATCGTCTTGTTATTTTTCCTCCCCAAGGCGCACTACTAGGTTTTCTTCTTTTATTGGATAATACTTCCATATTTGTTTGTTCTTGATATTTCTTTAATTCTTCTGGGGTTGGCTGAGGAAGATCGGATAAGGTCATCGCGCGAGGTTTTGTTGTTTGGGGTGGTTGTATGTATAATTGTGTAGCTTTTTCAGCTTTTTCCTTCATTCGTATAATATCTTCCTGATTAAGATATGGAGATGTTGATGGAATTGGCGGCGGTTGGATTGGTTGCGTTTGGATTGGCTGTGTTTGGATTGATGTCATTTCAATGGGAGGTATTTGGGATTCATTTTTTCCTTGTCTATCAGATATAATCATTTTACCTGTATCTATAACAAAATTATAAGAATTATTATTTAACACATCAATTGGATACTGTGTTATATCAACTGGATTTAAAAAAATTTCTTTTGGATTTACGGTATTCATAAAAGATATAAATATTTCATCACGTAAAATACCAATACACTCGCGTTTTTCCTCATCTGAACGTAGTGCCTGTCCAGATATTTTGTTACTTAATATATCTGTCATTGCAGATATAGGCAAATATTCTAAAGGAGTCATATTTAATATCTCGCAAAATATAGAATATACCTCTTCATCACTGGAATAAAATAATAATTCTCTTAACCCAAATCCAATCTTATAAGCTTTCAATTTATTTTCTGTAGTGTTATTTTCACCGGAATATACATTTATTAGAGCTGTTTTTAATTTATTCAAATATGTTGAATACTTAATATATAATTCATAATCTAATGATTCATCCATATCACTATTTTGTCCCATATTTAAAAATGTATTACCAATCATATAAATGGGTAATAATGGATGAAAAATAGATAATACGGTTTTGAAAATATCTTCTGGTTCACTACCTCCAGCTTGTTGTTCTACGTTTGCTCTGGATACATTTATATCTTCTAAGTCTTTACCTATTGGTAGTCCAGGTTCATCTAATACACGTTCAATAATACCCCTTTGAGTTAGGTCAATGCTTGATGGACTGGAGAATAAAAGAAGCATTGTTAGTAATGGATGTGTTGCTTGTTGACCGATTTGTTCAATAATTAACTTAGGTATTATTCTATTATCTACATTATTTATAGTTCCACCGTGAAGCTTTAAATCCACTACACTATCCACTTTAGTATCCGCATCAGTATCCACTACAGTATCTGTCTCATCATTAAGTTTAACATTAACAGACGTACTACTTTTAGTATCTTTGCCAAGGTCGTTTCGAATAATCTCATTATTTTCTTCAATAATATTTTTTTCTGATAATGTATTAAATTCTTGGTCAAGTGTGGTATTTGTAATAAATTTAGATATATCCGGTATTACAACTGATTTGTTTTCTGGGGTAGTTAAATTTAAAAATACTTCTGTACAAAACGCACCCATTACACTACCAAATTTAGATAAATCTTTATCGATCATTTGGGTTGGGATTTTGTTTACTAGTTTGGTGAATTGTATTCCATCACCGTTTATTTTTTCATAAAGAATTTTGTAATTGCTTACTATAGCATTTTTCATAGTATCTGGTAAAAGATTTAAATCATATAAAAAAATATTTCTATCATTACTATACGACGTAAATGCTGCCCAAATTCTACTACTTATAGATATATTCCACGTCCATTCATTTGCAAATTTATAGGCAGGCGTTTTTAGAACAATTTTTCTCAACGATTCAAATGATACTTTTGCCCTATTTGTAGAAATGTCAACATATTTTTCAAGTATATTTTTATACCGATTATATGTATTAATAAATTTATCATAATCATCAATACTCTTTTGCGTTTGTATCAATAAATTTTCTTGTTCGATTTGTGGTAAATCCGCTAATGTATTTAATTTTAATAATTGTGTTCGTAATTCACCGCTTGTAAACATTGTTATAGTTTGGTCCATAAACCCAGAATTATCTGCAGTATTATAGTCACTAAGTAAATCCGGAATTTCTTTTTTTAAATAACAATACACTAGAGCTCTTCTAAATAACTGTCGTGTTACTTCTACTATTTTGTCTTGAGAAATGACTTGTTGAGATATTATTTCGTTTAATTCATTTATAGCAGTAACTATAATGTCATATTCTTGTGATACATTACTATATATTTGTCCATTATAGTCTTGTATAATTTCGTTTAGTCTTCCTTTTTTTGTTATCATATTACGTATGTCATTTTCAATCATAGTTATTCTGGCTATTTTTTGAGCTATTATTTCTGCCGGATTATTTAATGTAAACGAATATACAGAATGTGTTGCGCCGTGCGCATATAGAACATTTACACCCATCAATAAAGCAAAAGCTACTGCAATTCTATCGTGTGTTATTAAATACACATTTGAAAACTTATTCTGTATAGAATTATCACCTTCTTGTGGTGGACCCTGTTTTCTATATTTTTTAAATTCACGCGATTTAACAAGTAAACATAATAATACTTGAAACCAATCACCTGTACGTTTTTGTTGAAATTTATTATTTAACGTAAATATTTGATATGGAGTCTTGACTGTTTTATTTTTACCTACTAATAATTTCATAATATCTGATATTAATGATGATAATGACCCAATATCATTTTTTTCACCACTATCTAAAATCGGGTCTGATGTAAAATCATCATTTGTAGTTCTAATTCCAATATTAGTTGAATAATACAAAGATTTACCATTTAGCTTTCGCTGTATTTCGGATAGTGTAAATATATAACTTGTATAAAATTTATCGTATGGGTCACTTGATTCATCGTCATATTTATAAGTATATTCTATTCCCGGAGGCATATTTGAGTCACACGGTATTAGATTTATACCAGTTGTAGTTGGATTAAATGTGCTACTATGTAATGGTGTTTTTCCAGCTGGGTCATTGATAACTTCCGGCGCCATTATGTAATAAATATTAAAATTTTCATCTCTTACTCCAGTGCGTAATATTTCATAAATACTAACCGCAGTAGCATCTACGATAATTGCTGAATTATTTGGGATTTGTAATGTAGACAAAAATGTATTAGCATTTATATAAGTAATACCTTCTTTAGCTAGTACATAATTAACAGTATATTGTTTATTATTAATTGTTTCAATTTGATGATTTATTTTAAAATCTGTCGGTATATATCCGGTATTTATAGCGTTATCAACAGTTCTAACTACATTGGATAAACTTTGTTCTTCAAGAAAAATGGTATCACCAACCTGATTTGGAACACCCTCATTATAATATGAATTTAACTTACCACCTGGTATTAACATATCACGAATTCCATTAATATTGTGATTAAAATCGTGTCGTAAATCACTAACTGCTAAATTTGACAACGTAATATCAATATTAGTGTTATCTGGTGGTAATGCCATTACTATAATTATATATTATATATTCATATATTATATTCATATATTCATATATTCATAATTAACAACTCATATAAATCTTTCTTTGTCTTTTTTTTCAAAGAAGAATTATCTAAAGCAACAGCCGATATATCCAATTTCTTACACAGATCAACCAATTCTTCCGATTTATAAGAACTAATCGCTTTTAATGGTTTATCTACACTTTCCCACTTAAAATATTCTGTTCTATATTTTTTTATTTGATCTTTGGAAACAAGTGTTTCATAACTATAACGTAATGTAGGACTATCTATTTGATGTACTACATGGATCGGAGCGTCCTCTTGTTCATCAAAAATAATTTCAAAACATTTACGTTTATGAATAAAAAGAATGTTAATATTGTCGGCGACACATAACGCAATAAATGTTTTCATTCCAATTCGTTCTTTATTTGCCAATTCATCTTCCACGTCTTCTTTCAAATTTTTAATCTTTTTTAGTTTTAATTGTTGTTTATTGATACGTAATAATTCAATACTTTTGAATTTATCTATCTTTTCATTTACAAATGAGGTTACATTCGGATATTCATATTTTGCAAACCCATTTTTAATAATAAAATAACACCAATAAAGAGAATCTTTCTGTTCTGGATAAAAAAACTTGTCCAACACCTTCGGTATCGGTTTTACGACAACCATTTCTTTTTTTTTATCTGGTAATAAAAAAGATTTATGTTTGATTGATTGTGCAAGTAATTTTCCATTTAACATATAATCCTGTAAACTATTTATTACATGATTATAATCTGGTTTAACTCCTCCAACTAAAGTCTCTGGAATTTGATTATGTGTTTGTCCATTATTTTTTCTGTAATTTGTATTATTATTGTTGTTGCGATTATTATTGTTGTTGTTGCGATTATTATTATTATTACGATTATTGTTAAATTGATGTTGTCGAGGATGGTGCATGCTTTATATTTTTTCCTGAATTATCTTTATTATCTTTTGCAAAATATATATTCTTAAACTCCTCCTTTTGTTTTTCCATTTCATTTAAATTTAATTCTTGTGCGTTTACATAATTAATATAATTTTTCATTTTTTCAATAATGTCTTCACTTAATTCCGACAAATTAATATGAATACCATTTTTATTTTCATTTAATGTAACACCTTTATTTTGTTCTAAAATTCTAAGAACCTCCACCTGATTAAACTTTGGCATCGACTCTATTTTTTCTCGGATCAAATTAAGAGCGACAATTTCATTTTCTAATTCAATACTATTATGTAACATATAACAATTATTTATACAATATTTTTAAGTTGAAATCGATATCTTAGATTATTTTTCAGAATCTTTCGCATTCTGTCGCCAGAGTTCGCTTTTCGCTTCAATCCGATTCAATGACCAATCTTGGTTTTTTTTCTTTTTCCTTTTCTTTATCTTTTTCTTTTTCCTTATTCGGATCAACTAATTCGGCAATAATAGACACATATTTATCATTTAATTCAAATCTTTGTCCTATCACTCGGGCCACAAATTTATCTCCTTCTTGAATCGTCGCGAAATATGACATCATATAATGATGATCTCGTGTGACAAACACTACCACTGGAGAAGGTGTTTCATCCGAACTTTCCGCACGAATCCCTGCCTTGGTAATATTTTTTGCAACACATTGTACCAACATTCCTTCTACGGGACAACATACTTGACATTCAAATACAACTTCAAACATAATGTAAATACCCTTTACAATTCCACTTGAATATGTGATCACTTTGGATGATTTTGGTTGAATAAACCCCTCTACGACACATTTTCCTTCAAATTTATCTGCTATTGTTTTTTCAATCGTTTCTTGAATATTTTTACCAATAGAAGTGATTGATAATGTTATACTACTAGTTATTAACGACCTTGAATATATACTGCTATACCTTATTTCTCTTTTTTTATATTTTGGTTGATTTTGTTGATTTTGTTTTGTTTGAGCATCCATATTATATTATAATTATATAATACATTCTTTTTAATTATATTCAATTTTAAATACAATTACAAATAAATTATCTAAAAATCATTCATTGACGCGGTTTCAAAATCTAAAAAATATATTTTCCCATTTTTTTTATTTTTATTATTATATCTAAACAAAAATTCTTGCATAGAACATAATTCCGCTTGAACAATACCTCTGGTAGTATCTTTTGTATATTTTTCTTTACCATCTTTATCTAGACCAGCCAATTCATTCAAAATTTCCAATTTATTCGATTTTCTAGATTCATCGCATCTAGCTCCCGTATTTCTACCTTTTTCTGTATTTTTCACTTTAAATACCAAATATTTGTTTTTGTTTTCATATCCAATAAATCCGACTATTTTATTTAATTCAGTCGGTTGTATTTTATATTTTGCGTTTATTTCCGCGGTCAAATCGAGTATATCTTCTGATTGGGCATCTACCCATATTTTGCCACTTAAAATCATCACTTTCCTTGTGGTTCCTGAAAATAACACAATACCCGTTATATTTCGTGTTTTTATTATTTTTTTGTCTAAATATTTTTTGATCAATGATTCAAATGATTTTTCTACAATAACTTCTTTTGAAAATATATAATTTAATAATTCGACTTTTTCACTATACAATGTCATATCGACTAAATGTTCCACTAAAAAATCCAGCACATCTGATTCGGGTTTTCCATCTTTAATTAGTTTCTGCATTGTTATACCACAATGTTTATACCAATTATCATCACCCCTGTCAATTTTTGTAGCGGTTTTTGCGGTGTTAATTGCTATATCAAAATTTGCTTTTAACGCATTCATAACTTTACTTTTTTCTTCCAAGTCTTTTTCTTTTTCTTCCACATCTTTATCTTTTTCTTCCATGTCTTTACCTTTATCATTGTCATTATTTTTTATTGCCTTTTTTACCCTTTCCTTTCGTGTAATTGCAATTATATCATCTTTATATGTTGGTTCACCGTGTGAATCCTGTTCTGTAAGATTCATTTCAAGTATATCGTGTTTAAAATCTATTGGCACAGATCGTTCAAACATGGATATTTGCTTATTATTCAATTCACTCGGTTGAAATAAATAATATTCATCAATATTAATTAAATAACCACTTCTCCCATATATATCCGTAATTGATTCGTTACGATTTTCTATCAATTGAGTTAGTGCGGCATACACTTGAACTCGTGGATATGGTTTTGGAATATCTATTCTATCCAATAGATCCTTTTTCTTATAAAAAAAACGTTCTTTAAATAATGACCTTATTTTTTGTAATAATTTTTCAGAATTCATCATAATAAATGCCTCATTATATGTATGCTCTTTCACGTCACCATCTTGTATCGTTTTATCCGGATAACATTTATATTCACATTCCGACATGTAATCACACGTTGCAGAATATGGCGCGTCCCCCACTTTAAAATCAGATATTTTTAATCCAGATGATAATTGTTGTTCTATTTTTTCATTATTCAATTTATTTTCGTGCTCTATATTTTTTTGAGTAAAATTGACTTGGTCGTGATTAATTATACAATCTACTGCGGTTTCTTTTAATACACGACTAACCGCGCCAATTTGGACGGCTTTATACTCAGCCACTCTATATACATACAAATCAGCGGATTCTTCTACATTATTTTCTAATAGTGTGCCATATAAAAATATTTGAACGTTTCTTTCTTCAAATGGTAAATCCTTATGACTAAAATTACGGACACCTCGCCCAATAATTTGTTCTATTCTGTTCATATTGTACCACGGCTCCATTACGTGGATTTGACGAATAAATTTAAAATCAACACCTTCTGACCCAGCTTTTGAAATTAATATAATTTTAATATTGTTTCCTTCTTCATTACCTTCACTCGTAACAGCCTTTACTTCAAAATCATTATTTGGTGAGATTCTTGGGTCTCCTGTAATTAATATATATTTTGCCGGGAAAAAATCTTTACTTCCGGTTATTCTCGGTTTCATTGTACGAGCATCTACTTGCGGTGTTGGAGGCGTTTTAAAGAAAGATTTTGCGTTTTGTCCATATCGTGTGATTCCCATTTCTTCTAATGCGAGAGAAATCGGTATTAATCCACCGTCAATGTATTGAGAATATATTAGAATAATTCCTTTCGATACAACACCTTGTTTTGATACAATACTATTACAAATATTTTCAATTTTTGAACTATAATTTCCGATATTATCTATAGAAAAAATATTACCATACTCTTTTATTGTTGAACTTTTATATTCAAAAGAACCCTTTTCAGGGGGATTTTTTGAGTCGATAAAATCCATCATACGTTCTAATCCTTTGCGACCGGTTAAATCATTTGCGTTTATAATAAAATTTGGTGTGGGTGCGCCACCCTTTACACGTGATTCAAACTCGTAACTGGATACAGATGGCTCGCTTGATTGTCTTTGTGTTAATTCTATTATATTGGTTCCTAATATTGGGTTTACTAATTCTGCTGGTTTTACTAATTCTGTGGGTTCTATTATAAGTTTCGTTTTTTTCGCCCTTGGTTTTGGTGTTGCTCTTGTCTTTGGTGTTTTTGCTAATAGTAGCCCCGGTTCTTCTACTAATAATGATGCTGGTTCTTCTACTAATGCTGGTTCTTCTTCTACTAATTCTGGTTCTTCAACAACAGCAAGAGAAATGGGTTCAATATCAGCTACTATTTCTTCCAACCCTTGAATCGGGTACACAATATTTAATGCTTCCAGTGGTACTTGTAATAATGTATATCCAAAAGACTCCATATTTTCAAAATTGGGCATATCTCTCACAACACCTTTCGCAGTCGATGTTGAAAAATTCTTTTTCCTTAAACTATCTATAATAAGCTGATATCCTTTGGATTGATACGATCCAATATTTGTTAAAAATATGTTCGATTTAAGTATATTAATTATATCTTCACTATTAATTTTCTTACCATTCATCTGATATCCTGGATATTTGATAGCCGTATTCTCAAGCGTATTTTCTTTCGAAAATAGAGAAGGATATACTCTAAATGGAAATGTATATGGATTTTCCCCACGAACAAATGAAATATATCCTGTCGCTTTCCGTATCAGCAACTCTTTACCATCTTCCTTTCCCTTTTTAAAATTTCCGTCTTTGTCAAAAATATCCTTAATTTCTACAGTGGCACGTCTATCATTTATATTCATTAAATTTAATAACCATATAATTTCCTTATAACTGTTATACATTGGTGTAGCAGATAATAAAAGCAATCTAAGATTGTCGGCTGCTTTAACCAATTTCAATAAACGTTCAGCAACCTTTTTATTCTCATTATCATCCGCAATTCTAATATTATGAACCTCGTCAATGACAATTAATCGATTATCAAATTCATATTTTAAATTACGTATTTGTTTAATATCCCTTTCCTTATCATTCTTATATTCACTCTTTACGTGTTCTATTTTTTCTATATAATTTGCAAATTCGATATACCCTAAAAACAAATAAGAATTGCTTATCAGACTTTTAATTTGACTAATGATTTTCTCTCGTGTTACCCCCTTCATATTCATTGGATTAATTTCGTTAAGCAATTTATTCCCAGTACACGCGCGTATATTCCATAATCCATCGACTAATTTTAATTTTCTCTCATCAAATAATTGTAATCTAAAATTATCTTGAACGTTGGGGGATGCCACAATAATAATACGTTTGGGTATACCCATCTGTTTTAAATAATCTCGTTGTTCTTCACAAACCCCAATTGCGCTACACGTTTTACCCGTTCCTAACCCGTGGTACAATAATAAACTGTTATAAGGAGTTTGAAATGAGAGAAAATTTCGAACAAACATTTGATGTGGAGCTAATTCATAGTCAGCGTTGCTTAATATATCAGAATGTTCTTTAATATTATGAATTTCCCCATCATATTTTGAATCGTTAAATTCCTTCTTCTCTGCGATTTTTACTATAAAATTTGTGTCATTCAAATTGGGGTATAAATAATCTTGTTCCCCACCTGATTCAGTATTTAATTGCTTCCTTTCAACCAATTCTTTTTTCAATAAAAATTTATTACACGTTTTATCGTATGCGTTTTCAGGTGCGCCACAATTGTTGGTGTCATACTCTGTTTTTAAATTCTTGTCTTCTACCAATACTAGTTTTCTTTTCGGGGTTTTTGGTTTTATTTTTATTGAGATTGGTGGATTATCATTATCATTATTATTATTGTTATTATTATCTTTCTCTTTCGTTGTTGACATATTTTATATATTATATTTTATTATTATATTTTATATTATGAATATATTCTATATTCTTGTAAAATTTTATTAATATTTGTTATTAAATTCCTTTTTTCTAAATTGTATGGTCTAATAGATTCTAAACATTTATCTACGGTTTTCCATTCAATTTTGCTAACCTCCGACTTTTGGTAATTTTGTAATATATCTATGGTTTCGCTCATATAACCCAAATAATATTTATGTTTATATGATTTATAATTTGATCCAATAAATAATTCTTCAAATGGTAATATATTTTCAATTATATTGACATATTTACTCGAATAACCGGTTTCCTCCTCAAACTCCCTGAGCGCACATTCTAAATCCTTTTCTTGAAAATTCTTTCTACCCTTTGGTATTTCCCATTGTGTCTCAGGCCATTTGGTAGTACTATTTTTAATTAATGATTCTAATGTGATAAATTCATTATTAATCATTATTCCATTTTTTAATAATTCAAATTTTTTAGATGAGGACAATTCTTCACCCCTATATTGAACACAATTACTCTCACCCCACAATAATTTCCACAACTCTTCAAATGAACTTGTATTCAAAAGACGTTCCTTTTCAGGTACAGATATTTCATCAATTATTTTTTGTAGTTGCTCTATATTATGACACGCATATTTTCCACGAATAAAATCTATGTAGTCGAATGAGTCTTTACGCCGTATCATAAGAAATTGTAGCCCTTCGGGACTATGTCTAAAAAGAATCACACCATAACTGGTAATAGGAAGTTTACATTGATGAAATTGATGACCTGATTTACTGCAATTATTACAAATACTATTATGTTTATTATTCATACTTTTTTGTTTTATTGATTGTCGATATATAAATATTATATTTTATGTTTAGATAGAAATCTTTTAATAATTATTAAGTTTAATGGTATTAGATGCAAAGGTCTGGGGTCCACATTATTGGTTCATGATACATACAATTGCAATTTCATATCCGTTACGTCCAAACGCAGTAACAAAAAAAAAATATTATGATTTTATTCAGAATCTTCCCCTGTTTATACCAATTGAATCTATTGCAACTAATTTCGAAAAATTACTAGATGAATATCCGGTGAGTCCTTATCTTGATACGAGAGACAGTTTTATTAGATGGACCCACTTTATACACAATAAAATAAATGAACGGTTAGAAAAACCCAAAATTACATTGGCACAATTTTATGAGAAGTATTACGAAGAATATAAACCAAAAGAGATAAAATACAAAGAATATTATAAATTGCGAAGCAAAATGATATATCTAGTCATTATTATCTGTTTTGTCATATTGATTTCGTATTTGTATAGACAATAATAAAAAACACAAAACATAAAAAATCCAAAAAAATATAATAATAATATAATATAAATATGAATCAACCAAAAAAAGGGGGAAAAGTAATTGCGTCCGGTGGATTCGGATGTATATTTAATCCCGCATTGAAATGTAAAAATAAAGATAAACGTCAAGAAGATAGTATTACAAAATTAATGAAAAAAAAGCACACAAAGAGAGAATACGACACTATTATGAAATTTAAAAAATTGTTGGATGGGATTCCAAACTATTCCAATTATTTTTTAATAGACGGGTTTTCGACTTGCGACCCAGATACATTAAATAAAGAAGATTTAGAAAATTTCAATAAAAAATGTTCCGCCTTAAAAAAAATAGATCTGACTGAAAAAAATGTAAATTCTTCATTGGATAAATTGTCCGCGTTAAATATGCCGTATGGAGGCGTCGATGTGGGAAATTACATTGAAAGTGTAAAGTTAGATTTTGGTAAAATGGTAACACTTAACAATTCCCTTATCAACCTTCTTGTAAATGGTATTATTCCAATGAATAATACAGGTGTTCTCCATTGCGATATCAAAGAGGCGAATATTTTAGTCAAAGAAGAAAAAACCGGTGAATTAATGACACGATTAATAGACTGGGGACTATCAACCACATTTAACGCTGAAAAAAAGGTACCAGAGCCGTTGACAGACAGGCCATTTCAATATAATGTTCCCTTTTCAAACATATTATTCAATGATACATTTCCAAAAATGTATTCTGAATTTTTAAAGAAAAATCCTAATCCCAGTTATTTTTTACTTCGATCATTTGTGGTAAATTATGTCGTTTTTTGGATTGATGATAGAGGGCCAGGTCATTTTAAAACATTAAATGGGATATTTAAGGATTTATTCGAAAAAAGTCTTGTTAATTTGGAAAATAAATTCAAGGATGATCTTATTGAATTTGATTATACTTTTTATTTCATTTTTGAATATATTACAGAAATATTATTCAAATTTACCAAAAATAACAAATTCGATTCAATGGAATATTTTTCATCCGTTTTTGTTAAAAATATAGATGTGTGGGGATTTATAATGACATATCTACCTATTTTAGAAAAATTATATGATCATTTTGATGAATTGTCTGAGCCAGAAATAAAGATTATAGACAAAATAAAAAATATAATATTATTTTGTATAGAATCTAGCACAGAACCAATTGAAATAAATAAATTAGTTGAACACTTGAAAGAATTAAATCCATTGTTTTTACGTGCGGCAAAACAAACGAATGTTCATTTTTTACCTAAAAGTGAGTCGCAATCATCTATATCTAAGAAGACAAAGATTTCATCTAGTGGGGCAAAGATTTCATCTAGTGGGGCAAAGATTTCATCGAGTAAGACAAAGATTTCATCGAGTAAGACAAAGATTTCATCGAGTAAGACAAAGGTTTCATCGAATAAGACAAAAAAAACAATCAGTAACAAAAAGTCATCGACAGGTACAAGGAAAAGAAGCACAAAATCATTATCAAGTTTCTAAAATGTCATGTCCGCCCATAAATAAACAAATATTTTATTATTATAATTATATAATATAATATCATCATAAATGAAAATCGAATTATTTTTTATTGTAGTCACCGGATTTTTCATATTTAATACTTATTATGACGGTAAATATACAAAAATATTTGTGAAAAATAAAAAATATTTCCAAATGGCTTTTTTTGCACTAGTCGGATTCGCCATTTATTTAATGATGAAAAAAAATCCTGTTAGATCTAAAAATATTCTACTGCACGCTAATAATATGATAAAATATATGCCAATTGACAAATCATCTATGAGTATGATATCACCAATATTAGATTTTACAACTTTAGGAAATAACGAAAGTAATAATTTTTTAGGTGAATTAAATGACAATGAAGTAGATAACCCGATTCAACAGCAACAAGCAACAAACAATTATGAAAAACGAATACTGCAATCGGGTGGAAAGGGAACAAAACGCTCTGTCAGTGAAACAAAAAAAAAATATGTAGCATCAATTCAAGATTGGAAATGTAAAGATTGTAAATCACAATTAACCGCGTGGTTTGAAGTAGATCATATAAAACGACTTGAATATGGTGGTGGGAATAATGTAGAAAATTTAGTAGCTTTATGTCGAGACTGTCACGGACGAAAAACCGCGATGGAAAATATGTGATTAAAAATGGAAATTGGAATTTGGAAATTGGAATTGGAAATATTTATTATTATATATTTATTATATAATAATAATAGTAGCAACATAATTTATGTCAACACCAATACCAATAAAAAAATCTACTGGAGAATTAAATTCACCATTATTTATGAAAGATTTAAACACTCCAATCATATATGGTACATTTGGTATATTTATAACTATTCTATGTGTGATTACACTTGCATTATTATTTCCCCATTCCGCTCCAACTACAGCAATCACTGGAGGAAAAGATCTAGAAAAAAATATTACTACCGGAACTATAATTGTGACTATTATATTCGCAATACTCGCCATTATTCTTGTTTTTGTTCCTAGCTATAAAGATGTTTTTAAAATTTTTATAAATCTAAAATTTACATTTATTATCATAATATATTGTATCGGATTAATTATTTTTTTCAGATCATTAAGCACTGAGTTTATAACAAAATACGCAAGTGTATTATCCCCTATAACATTGTTGATTGGTATCATTTTATTCTATTTGTCTATAAATACAACATCATATGGTTTGCCAGATATAAGTTTTGAACGAATTAATTATACAATTACCTATTTTTTATTAATCGTATTTATGTTACTATTTTATACAATTGATCCAGGAGGATATGTGAAACATTATTTCGGGCCATCACTATTAATTACCATATTATTAGCTATTTTTGGACTATTATATGTCATCACAATTATGACATTCCCATCCACATCTGTGTCCACAACAGATTCGACCAGTTTTTTCAAAGGGTTTACGTGGGGTGGAATCATTAGCCATACGTCTTTTGTAGTGTTTTTAATATTATTAACTATAGGTATTCTCAATTTTCCTGGTGGGTTTTTAAAAGATAACACAGGCACTTCGGGATTTATTATTATGATGGCAATCATTATTTTTTCTTTATGGATATTTTTCACTGTAGTATCTCTGTTTTCTCAAGAAACTGTTCCTCCTGGGTCAATATCGTCTGTCAACATGGATTTATCTAATATTAACGGTATAGGTAGAAGAATATTTGCTTTATTATTTGGCTTGCTTCTTTCCGGATTATTAATTGGATGGATAGTCAATATTACAAAAGATTTGTCAACTACATCCAATATTGTTGCACTGATTTTAAATCTACTCATTATAGTATTCATTTTAAGTCTTATATTTAAATTGGTAACTGTAACATCATTGTATAAAAACAGTGCGTTGTTTAGATTACTTATAAGCACGGTTTTATATATTCCGTGTATGTTGGTCAATATAATTGACGGTGTTGTTACAATGTCCGGGTTTGATTATGGAAATACACCTTACACCTATTATATTCTATTATTTATCATTATTTTATTGTACCTTGTTTATTTTTCCATTCCATATTTTACTAATTCTTTTGCAAAGCAAGGGGGTAAATTATTATTAAATCAACCGATACCATTAAATAGTGAAAATATTATTGGTTCATATCAATCATTAAATAAATCGACTGAATTTAATTACAACTATGCAATATCATTTTGGACATATATTGACGCAATAACATCGGCGTCGGATAAATATGTATCTATAATGAATTACGGTGACAAACCGAATATTTTATACAATTCAACCAAAAATATGTTGATGATAACAATGAAAAATACCGGACAAGACGCAATAGGAAGTGTAAGTCGTTTAAGTACCCCCCAAAAATTAGATGAAAATGGTAATATTATCATTCATAAACAGTCCAATATTTTATTGCAAAGATGGAATCATATAATCATTAATTATAATGGCGGAACATTAGATATATTTTTGAATGGCCAACTCATTAAATCGGTCATTGAGGTTATTCCAAAAATGGAATATGATACATTAACGGTTGGCGCAATAAATGGAGTAGAGGGTAAAATTTGTAATGTTAATTATTTCAATCATTCATTAACCACAAATCAAATATATTATTTGTATCATTTTGTAAAAGATAAAAATCCACCTATTTCCAAAGATTCAAAAGATACTATCATAAAACATATTCCTACAGAAAATATTGAGGATGTGAACAAAGAAATAATAGTCCAAAAAATGGATCAAATAACAAAGAAGGTTGGTAAAACGGTTGAACAAACAAAAGATGTAATAACGAAAAATCTTTATGACCCATATAGTTCCAAAAATATACTTTCTGATTATTTATCACCCAAATGGTACTTTACGAATAATGGTGATATTTATAATGGATAAGCGATGCTTCAATAACATTCCGTATTCTGGGTCTGTAGACGTTTGGAGCGTGACAGCCAATAAAATGATAATTTTAATAAAATTTTAAAAATATTTGAAATTTTATATTATATTATATTATATTATACTATATGGAAATAAAAAGTGTTCTGGTCATTATTTTAATCATTGTTTTATTATACGTTATTGTCAGTTATATGACTTCGGGACCACCAACATTATCACTTATGAATTCAGGAACAACCCTTCAACAAATATCATCAGCGGTTTTAGCAAAATCCGGAGAATTAAATTCATCTAATTTTTCGTATTCTATATGGTTTTACATAAGTGACTGGAATTACAGATACGGTGAAGAAAAAGTATTATTTGGCAGAATGGATTCAACTCCAGCACCAGCTCAAGGAAGTTCGGCACAAACCAAAATATCTGGAAAACGTCCGTGTCCTTTAGTTACTTTAGGAACAATTCAAAACAATGTAAATATTGCGCTATCTGTGTTCCCCCCGGCAAATAGCTCGGAATTAACAACGGATGACACAAAAGAGTCGGATAATTCAATCACGCATAACTGTAATGTTTCCAATGTTCCTATTCAAAAATGGGTAAACTTATTAATAAGCACCTATGGGCGAACATTAGATGTTTATTTAGATGGAAAATTGGTAAAAACGTGTGTTATGCCAGGCATTGCGAAAATCAATACATCTGCGGATGTTTTTATAACACCTAACGGAGGATTTTCTGGATGGACTTCTAGTTTTCAATATTTCCCCACATCAACGGACCCACAATCCGCGTGGAATATTTATAGAAAAGGATATGGCGCAGGATCAGGTTTATTAAAATATAAAGTGAAAGTCGCATTAACTGAAAATGGTAATGAGAAAAGTAGTTTTACACTGTAAATAAATAATTATTCCACATTTTTTTTGATAAATATTATATTATATTATATATATTTATATATAATATATAATATGGATAATAATGCAATTTCACAAGGAAGAGGAAGCGGTATAAAAGATTTTATGAACTCTAGCAGTTTAATCGCTCGTGTTTCTTTTTTATTATTAGTTGTTTTACTATTCATCGTTGTGCTTCAATTTTCGATAGGGATATTAACGTGGATGTTATCTCCGTCTAACTCGACTTATATAATTAATGGTATGGTAGAAGCCGGACAACAACTTAGTTTTCCACAAAACCCATCTAAGAAAGGATCAATGCCAATCAATCGTTCTGAAAATGGTCCATCTGGTATAGAATTCACATGGTCTGTGTGGCTATTTATAAATGATATTAAAACAAATAATGTGAACATGTATCAACACATTTTTCACAAGGGAAATGCCGAGCAAGATCCGGCGACTGGACTTAACTTTCCAAACAACGCACCTGGTCTATATATTAGTCCAAAGACGAATGAATTGACTCTTATTATGAATACATATGACAATATTAATGAAGAGGTTACTATTCCCAATATACCGTTACATAAATGGATTAATATAATTATTCGATGCCGAAATACCAATTTGGATGTTTATGTAAATGGAATTGTTACCAAAAGTATGCAATTATTAAGCGTTCCAAAACAGAATTACGGTGATATTTTTGTCGCAATGAATGGTGGGTTTTCTGGATATATTTCCAATTTGTGGTATTTTGATTATGCTTTAGGAACAGCTGCGATACATAATTTAGTCAAATCTGGACCCAATACAAAAACTTCTATAAATAGCGCAATAGGTATGAAAAATCCGGATTATTTGTCATTAAGATGGTTTTTCTATGGATCGGGTGACCAATTTAACCCTAAATAATTTTGTAAAAAATAGTAAATAGTAAAAAATAAAATTGTAAAAAATAAAATTGTAAAATAGTAAAAAATAAAATAGTAAAAAATAATTATAAATGATAAATTATAATTATTTTACATGTGCATAATACATATAAAGCATCGAAATGTCCTGTTTAGGACCCAATTATAATCCGAATCCTACAAGATTATGGAGTCGGTTCGAAAATACGTGTGTATATGCAGGAGAAGGACTCGATCCAAATGATATGATATATGTCCCAATGTTACAAAGATATATTTCTGTTGGTTCTCTTGGATACGAACTAGCTGTTTTACAAAAAGGCAATATTTTACAATATAAGAAAAATAGCTCTAATATAACAAAAAAACAAAAATATGCACAAATAGCGCGCGGTAATTGGACAAATAGAACTACTACGTGGGCGTCTCAAACCGAAACATATACGAATCCAAACACAAATATGTTACAGCGTGTAAATTATTCAAGTATTACTGCGGATGGGACACCTACAATTGCGCCAATTACACGATGCCCCCTTATTCCACCTAAAAAGGAAGTTAGTTTTATACCTCCTCCTATTTCTAGTAATGGTCTAGGAGGAGGAGGAATTGACGCAGTAAAAAAAATACCAATTTTACCACCACCATTACCTCCTATTGATAGCGTAACAGGGGGTGCATCTCCAACGTCAGTTTTATTACCACCACCTACTATTCCCATAGTCATTCCTAATATCATTATTCCTGATGGAGGCACACTTGTATGCAATACTTTTGAGAACACGTGTACTGGCGAAGTTCAAGTCAAAATTATATCAAGACAATGTAATCCTAGTTCTGCGTCAGATGTTCCTGGACCAATTGTTTATTTTTGTTATGATGATAGTTTGCCGACATATTATCCAAAAACTAGACGAACATATCTTGCCGGTGCAAACAGCACATTTCCTATACCAAGTGATACATATGATGATTTAACTCCTATAATTAGTGAAGAAATTGGTATAACTGATATAACTGACACATTCGATAAGGATATTATTTCATTAGTAGATGAGATTAAACATCTTCTATCCCTCTTTTTAGATCATAAATATGTTGAACTTAACGCAATATTTACACCAGTATATTATGGAGATATTTCAACACGACTTTATGATTTGTCTAAAAAATATAAAAATATGGTAAATAAAACAACGATTATTGAGTTTGTATCAAAAACGGTACAATTATTATACAAGTCTTCAAGTCAATCTATTACTAATATATCATTACAATCTGAAATAACAACTACTAAGAATAAAGTGGATGAATTATATTCTATTTTACACGATTCTGTCAAATTACGTGAATATTTAAGTACGCGATCTATATCTATTATTGATACAATTGAAATTATTTCTTTAGAACTTGATATTCCACCAGAATATTTGATATACAACGAACGATTTGGTGTCCCACAAAATGGAGATGGATATGATCCAATAAAAATGGGTGAAATTTTGGATTATTTAAAAAATCCATCGCATACATTTATATAGAGTTTGGAGCGAGGGAACTCCGGATATGACTGTCGAAGGATTCTTCATTGACATTTAATATATTTTTATTAAATTATATTAAATTTAGTTCAACTTAAGGCTACGGTTCGCTCTATAGTCGAAGGAGTTCATAATATTTTCTTATTTTTTATTTAGTTGATCGTATCAAATGATTACGCAACGAGGAGTTGAACCTTGTACTTTCTAACCTTAGGAGTTGCTACGGCATAATTTTGAGCAAGAGCAGGAGATACAGTGATCAAGTAACTGATGGTATCACCGGGGAAAAAGGGAAGACCGCGAATATTCCATCTGGATGGCTGACTACCACCATTAGTAATAAAATTCTCATCATAAATGTTATCAAACACTGTGACGTAACGTTCAGGAGCTAGAGCGTATAATTTAGAGTGTAACAAATAATGGATATCAGTGAAGTAAAAATCGGTAGTAAAGACAGGTGAGGCAAAAGCCACATTAGCTGATGAGGCGTATGCGGCAAGAGTCACTGGGAGCGTTATAGCAGTAGGAAGGGTACCAGCAGTATTTGTTGTGGTCATTTTTCTAATCTTACAATTATTCGTAGTACCATCTTGTAATATGTCATATGTTCCTAAATCGTAATGAGTGTCATTTATTAAAGCAGTATTAACTGCAGTAACATATGTAGAAGCAGCAGCATGTAGACATTGAAGTATTCCTGCAGTATTTTGATATACGGCTTGACGACACATACTATAGACTTGGTCGTTGAGTTGTTTTACTGTAGACATACTAGCAACGTTAATAGCAACGTTACTAACATCAGTAGAAAGTCGAGATAATATTTGTTTGACTAACACGTTACTGGAAGAGTCGTTTTGAAGATTAAGAACTGCAGCGGGTTTTGACACATAAATATCAGTATTCTTATTAATGATTGCCAAAGTTCGTGTTTGAACATTGACCAAATCTCTGAATGCTTTCTCATAAGTTTCATATCTATGCGACGCAACGGCTGCTTCAGCATAATAACATTTGGTAATATAGGCTTTCACTTTTTGGGCGGTTGTCATATCACCCACACCAACCATATCAGTTCCAGCAACTATAGCGGTAACTAAAGCTTTCACACGAAGTTGTGCAAGAGCTGATGCGCTTGAGTTATCATAGTCAAATGATGCAATTGACGCGTCCGCTGTTAGAGAAGGAACGGCCCATATAATAGGGGTAGAAACTGGGGTGCCAATAGAGGTAACTGCGGCGGCTTTCGCTTCGAACGCACTCAATTCAGTACCACTAGCATCATACAACGAAGCACTATCAATTGCTGCGATAACTCTGTCTTTCACCAATAAAATTTCATTTGCGACCAATCCAGAGTAAACACTTTGCATGATATTTGTTTTCGCTAAAGAGGCTGATTCACCAGATTTATTCATTCTCGCACGAATAGCGGAGTCTATACCACCAGTAACAGCAGCAGTATTTCTGAATTGATCTGTTTTTGCGGCATCTCCCAAAATAACATTAGATAAGTATGCCATAAATTCGCCGGAAATAACTTCAGACCCAGGGTTGACAGTACGACCCAAAGTATTAGAATAGAGCCATGCACCAGTTTCAGGTTGTCCAAAAACCTTTGTCAAATGAGTCACGTTATTGACATTAGCACCAGCATCAATACCAGTTTCAGTGGTTCCGAATAATAGCTTAACATTGGCGGCGTCATCCCATCTCAAACTACTGGGAGCAGTTCCATATTGATAATTATTAGCAATCAAAAATATATCAGTCATAGCACGTTTTCCGACTTTAATTTGAACCATTGTGTCATGGTCATCGAATGCGGGTTGCCAAGTGGGCAAATCAGCGGCAGTAGCGTCAAACGCATAATTGAGTTCTCCTAGGTCAAGACGAACAGCAGAAAAAATACTAGAGTCGTTAGAAAGAGGAGCAAAGTTTGCACCTCCGTAAGCACCAGAAATGTCAGACTGAACAGGCATTTTATAATATACTAAAATATAATATTTTTTTCAAAAATATTGATTATAGATAAAAATATACTCGTTATATTTTAATTATTTTGGAGCCAGAGAGAGAGGGATAGATTATAATTCATCTAAACCCCTTCAGCTAACGCTTCCGGAGTTCTGGCGCCTTCGGCTTCGGATCACTCCACTATCTTCTACGATTCGATCCATATTCCTTCGACTAAATTCTACGGAATATATTCAGAAAACTTCGGCTTTCCCTCCACGTGTTTCTCCAAACGATTGTGTTTTCCTCCAAACGATCGTGTTTTTCTCAAAAACTCCTAAAGAATTTTTATTCTTAAAATAACATCTTTTGAATTATTTCCTTAAGTTCGGATTTACACAAATTTCCTGGGTCGGGAAAATATCCCCAGACATACACTTATCATTTTCACCTACTTGTATACAACTTCGAAATCCTCTATCTTCTCCTATATAACACCATCCTGATTTGCCAGATGATTTGCTCGCTTGAATACTACTTGTTGCTTCATCGGCCTCATATGGCACGTTGTCTTTTGGCGACTGATTTAAAGCGTTATGTAGCGTGTCTTCTTGATTCTCAGAAGATTCGTTTCTCTTTAGAACGGGTTGATTTGTTACAGTTGACTTGGATGCATTTGCGCCTTTTACTAGACGTGTGGTTTCATCTATTCCACCCGTAACTGTGCCCGCAGCAATATCTACACCCGCTTTCGTTCCTATGGCAGATCCAGTTACAACTTGTTTTGTAATAAGAGCAGTAGTAGACGCAAATAATCCAGTTATATATTTAATAATAGGTCCAAAAATATCCGAAAATGTTTGTGTCCCTTTTGCTAAATAAAAGAATACATTGAATCCTAATATGGATAAAATAAGTATGATAATAATCCATGTCATAATAGATGTTTGACTAAAAAAAGAAGAAGTTGTTGTTGGAGTTAGAGTTGGAGTCCCTAAAGTAGTAGTAGGATAGGTAGATCCTGGATTGGTATAAGCGCCATTATTCATTATAATAAAAATAAATATATTAAATTTTGATTATATACCTTTGGACATTTAAAATGGGACAATTGTCTAAATAAATATAATGAAAATTATATAAATATTTTTTATTATATATAGTATCATAATGGATAAAGATGAAATAATAAAGGAATTAGCAGAAAGGAATTCTAAATTAGAAGAAGAATTACAAGTAACCAAAGAACATCTCAAAAAATACACAGCACCAGTGAGCAGAAAAGTGTATTACGAAAAGAATAAAGAGGTTATCAAAGAACGGGTTAAAAAATATAATGAAGATAAAAATTATAAACCTACACCAGAACAAAAAAAGGAATATAATAAACAATCATATTTGAAAAGAAAAGAAAAAAATACAAAAGAAATAGAAGAAAAATCTAATAATGAAAACATTTAGGAATAAGTATTATTTTGTAAAAAAGACTTAGAATTATTTTCTTTATCTAATGTATAGGATGGAAACTCAAAAAGAAAAACCGCCTGAGTTTTTCAAATCCACAAAAACTTCGCTGAAAAGCATACTGAAACACACTGAAATCAACACAACCAAAATTAACGAGGTTGTTATCAAGGCACATAAAATCGTTATTCATACTTTACAATTTCTAAAATTGTATATGCTTCATCATTACGAAACAAATAATCATATATTACCCGATATTGATAAGATATTGATTTTGAATGTTATGAAAGTTGTTTGTGGAGAAAAGCATACCAATCAAGGAAAACCACCCAAGAAAGAAACGATTGAACTCAAAGACAAACTTACTATATTCTATACAGAACATTACAAACCATATACGCAACCAGAGCAATTGGATTATGAATATATGAGTAATGTGCTTTCCTATTTATGTGAAGACATTATGACTATGTATGAAAATAACATCCAATTACATTATGTAGATTATGTGGAACGTTTTGTAAATGTTGTTTGGAAAAAGAAGATGCTTGTTGAGAAGATACGTAAAATATTTCCTACCAAAAAAGAAAGGGATGCGCGAATTAGACATTTGGAAAAGGAACTGCGAAAAATAAAGAATGATTTGCTAAATGTTGATAATAGTGTTGCTTATACAGCACAACCACATTATCATAAATGGATTACCCAACAAAAGAAGTATATACTTCCCAACAAAGATAAGTTCCAAAAACAAAGCATCTATTATGATTTGAAATGTAAACCAATGGGTTATTTTCCTTGTATGATTGCGATGATGAAACACGTTGAAAATGAGTTGGAAACTATCAGTAATGTTTTTCCGTTACGAAGCAGTATTGCTCCTGGTTATATTCGGTTAGATACGATTACATTGGTAAATATGCTTTTACGAAAAGAACAAGGAAAGAAAAGTGATTACAGCAATCAAGGCAATACCAAGAAGCACGAAGATAAAATATGGAGGTTCTTTTTTCGCACAGAAAAGAAAGTATTTCGCAAAACGAATTTTTCGTTTCATCATATGATTTCTACTGATGGTGTTGGTGTTTCCATATTATTTATACGAGATGATTTGGTAGGCAAAAGATTACTAAGTGCTAAGAAAGGTATATATCGTGAATTGTATATTGATGAACTAAATGATTATTCTGGTTTACAAGACAAGAAGATTATTGGTATTGACCCAGGTAAGGAAGATTTGATATATTGCGTGGACGATGCTTCCAAAGATGCGAATATATTTCGGTATTCACAAAACCAGCGAAGAAAGGAAACCAAAATGAAAAAATACAACAATATTATTCTTGCTATGAAAACAAATAAAATACAAGGTGAAGGAACGAATAAAAGTGTGATTGAATATGAAACCGAGTTATCTAATTACAACCGCAAGACACTTCAAATAGATAAATTTAAGACCTATGTAAATGAGAAGAACCGAATAAATAATATATTATTTGGATTTTATGCGAAGCATTTATTTCGTAAATTAAAGTTTGGTAAGCATATCAATATCAGACACAACGAACAGCAAATGATTAGCAATTTTAGGAAAATGTATGGTAATCCAGATGAGGTTGTTATTTGTATAGGCGATTGGGAACAACGCCAACAAATGAAATACAAAGAACCAACATTAGGAATAGGAATGCGAAGTTTGCTTCGCAAGAACAAATATAAGGTATTTTTGGTTGATGAATTTAGGACATCTTGTAAATGTTCCAATTGCGATGGAGGAGTATGTGAGAAGTATATGGTAAGAAAAAATCCAAGACCAAAACCAAAGAAGAATACAACAAATCCAAAGAAAGAAAGAAAATACGATGAAATGCGGTTGGTTCACGGGCTACTACGCTGTAAGAGCGGTTGTGGCGAGTGGAACAGAGATCGCAATGGTTCATCAAACATCTACAAGATAGCATACCAAGCAATACATAATTTGGAAAGACCAAGTTATCTATGTAGAGAAATCAAAAGTAATCAAGCAGTTTTACCGAATTGCTATAAACAAAATATACATAAGGTATGAAAAACCTAAACTTTGAAATATTTAATTCGTATTTTTTGTGCGAACTTAAATGTCCAAAGGTGTATACTATATTTCATTATACAACAAAATTACTTGAAGGTCAATAAATATAATATTTGGTTAAGGTTTGAAAGAATCTCATCACGAATATTATATAAATCCGAATTAGACATTGTTTTTAAAGCCTTATTGTCATTTAAATCGACTAAATAATTTTTAAAGGAAACCAACTCTTTTTTGAAATCATTTTGGGAGGTGAAATCTTTTATTGGTATATGTTTCGTGTGGGTCAAATTAACACGGTCCCCGCGTTTGCCTAAAAGAACCTCCACAAAAGAATCAATGTTTGCATTCAAATTTGTATATAATTCATCCGTTGCTTTATGGGTTGCATAACTATGTGTTTTCCAATGGTACAATTTCACTATATTCAACATTTGTAAAAATTTGACAACCACTTCCTGTTCAAAATGTTGAAGGTCATTCTTTTGTCCACCATTCTTTTGTCCATCATTCTTTTGTCCACGATTTTTACGCGTCCCTTTTTTTTGATTTATACGACGCGTTGATTTTGCCATTTTCTATATTATTTGGATATTATAATGTTATAAACGTGGAATAAATGATTCCCCGAAATTATTCATTTTTTCTAATTTCGCTATTGTCTTGTCTAAATTCGATTTATTCACATTATTAAACAAATAATCCATATTCGGCGATTCCTCATTTTTTTTAATCTGCTTATATATGCTGTCAATTTTTGAAATAATTGTATTAATATACTCTTTATCCTTCACTAATTCTTCTTCTAAATTAACATTTTCAGTCAACAATGAAATCGCATAATACATTATATATTTCCGTTTTTGATGACATCCCGCCGTATATTTTAATGTGAACAAATTCAATAAACTTTTCATTATTTTTTGTATTAATATATGATGCTTCTCAGATTCCTTTAAAAACACGTCCCAAATAATCCATATCACATCCATCTGATGCTTATTATCTACAGGAATTTTAGTTCGTCTTTCACATACACATTTTTCCTTTTTTTGTTTGCATATACAATCAAACTCCATTATCCATTCGATCCAATAACACGCACTCATACTATTTTTCCCCTCTTTGGATATATTATACGCCAATTCATTGATTGAAATATATAATTCTTTCGGGTCTCCATTTAGCATAATTGATTGAGCATATGTCACATTCGGTGCTTTTAATCTGTCTGTCATTTGTGTCATGTCAAAGTCCTCCTTTTTTATTTTGATTGAATCGAAACTATGTTTCCTTTTCGCACTGCATAAAATACATATTATTTCACAAAACATTTTGCGAATCTTTGCACTATTTCTCATTTTAATTTCGTTATTGATATACCCATTTGATATGATTTCCTTGAAATTTTGAATTCTTAGATCCAAGTATATGGCTAATTTAGTATTTCCTAAATGAATATGTTTACTATAAAAATAAAATATGATTTCCCATAAATCACCGTAATGTCCTGAACATATAAATTCGGCGCACCAGTAACACGCCGGTTCTATTTTTGATTTTATTAGATTATTTAGTAACTCTTTTTTTGCATCCGCTTTTTTAAATTTAGAAAAGGTGATACCTTTAAAATCTTTTTGTTCTCTCACGTCATTAATTTCCGAATCGCCCATATATTATTTTTTATACAAAAAAAAACATAACCATACATATAAAGGATGCCTCATTTAATATCATATATTTCCAATCCGATTTATTCAATTACCAATTTTTATAAAAAATGGTCTCCTTGGGGGAAGGTGTTGTTTTTTGCGGTGTTGTTATTAATTGTTGTCGGGATATTCAATACAAAAAAGGATAATGGATTAAAAGAAGGGTTTGTAGAAAATAAACAGTTTGAATTTAAAACGGGGATAGACATATATGATGATTTTTATGCAGATATTTATGATCTATTGGTATTCAGTGGTGCAAAAACACAATATGAAATTGGTGAAATAGTTAATTCGACCAAGCCTACACAAGAGTCGATTATATTGGATATTGGTTCCGGTACTGGTCATCACGTGGATCAATTATCCAAAAAGGGGTTCAAAGTGACTGGGTTAGATAATTCTAGTGCAATGATTAAGAAGGCGAAGGAATATTATCCTGAATATGATTTTGTGGAGGGCGATGTTCAAAACGCAATGCAATTTCAACCGCAATCATTCACACATATTTTATGCATGTATTTTACTGTATATTACATCAAAGACAAGATGGTGTTTTTCAATAATTGTTTCAATTGGTTACAACCTGGCGGATATTTGGTTGTTCACGTAGTGGATAAAGAAATGTTTGACCCCATATTACCGTCAGCGAACCCGCTTCTAATGTTGTCTCCGCAGCGACACGCGAAATCACGCATCACGCATAGCAATATTACTTTCGAAGATTTTAAATATAATGCGAATTTTGAATTGGATGGCGATAAAGCGAAGTTCGTTGAAAAGTTTTCTAATAAAACATCCGGGAAAGTTTTCCGAAAACAGGAGCACGAAATGTTTATGGAGTCGGAAGATGATATTTTGAATATGGCGCAGGAAGCGGGATTCATCCAACAATCCAAAATAGATTTGATAAAGTCGGGTTATGAATATAATTCGCTGTTCACGTTTGTAAAACCGGAATAATATATTATTTTTCTTTAAGTATGAAATTCAATAATATATATAAAATGAAAAAAGTGGTGTTTTCCAAAAGTCGGTTGGTTTTTCCTTTTTGGACAAAAATAAATGTCCAAAAATGGCTTAGGCTGTTTAACTCCCCGAAAATGGGTGTTTTTTTGGCTTATGTAGACAAAAGTGAAAATCGCCAAATATTTTGACTGCATAACTTTTTTTTTTGGAAATATATATTTTGTAAAAAAGGTTTAGGAATTATTTTCTAATGCTATATTATGGCTAGTAGTTTACCCACGAAAAACCCCAATAATATATGCGAAGCTTGCGACTTCATAACCAGTAACAAAAAGGACTATATGCGACACTTATTGACATCTAAACATATAAAACGAACTAAATGCTATGAAAATGCTATTGAAGATGCTAGTAATAATTTATATATTACCCCAAATATTGTAACGTTTAATTGTAATTGTGGGAAAGAATACAAACACGACTCCAGCTTTTATCGTCATAAAAAAAAATGTTCTATAAAACCCCATATAAAACCCCATATTAACTCCGAATGTGAAAATGTTGATGATGAAGAAAAATCCGAATTACATAATAATAGTAATATGATATTAGAAATTTTGAAACAAAATCAAGAATTCAAAGAAATGATTTTAGAAAAACCAGTACCAGCCGATACAAATGATTCATTAATAATAGAATTATTAAAACAAAATCAAGATTTCAAAAATCTAATGATTGAACAGAATAAATACATGATGGAACAATCCAAACAAATGATGGAGTTAGCCAAAAACGCAGGGAATAACACCAATTGTAATAACACGACAAAATTCAACATGCAAATCTTTTTGAACGAAACATGCAAGGACGCAATGAATATAACCGAATTCGTGAATTCTCTCGTATTAACCTTTAAAGATTTGGAAGATTTAGGTCGATACGGATATACCCAAGGAATAACCAATATATTTACTAGAGGTTTGCAAGCGACAGAAATATCAAAACGACCTATTCATTGTAGTGACATGAAACGTCTAATAATTTATATTAATGACACAAATGGATGGGAAAAAGATAATAGCTCCCAAGAAAAAGTAATCCAGTTAATAAAAAAAATAGCAGGTAAAAATTTAAGACAAGCGACAGAGTGGATGAGAATAAATCATTCAATGATACACGGTCCAGATTCATATGAGCAACGCCAATACTTGAAAATGATTTCGCAATGGTTTGGAGGTACCGACGAAGAGAATGTGAAAATCTACAACAAAATCATCAGGAATATTGCTCCGCAATGCTATATTGATAAATATCCTGCTTTGAAATAACACCTTCGACTATTATCTACGTTTTCATCCAAATACTGAGTTTCAATAATATTTTTTTTATAGAAAATATTATTATTATGCAAGAATATATATTATATATTATTCTCACCATTATTATCATTATATTGCTTATTTGCGGGTATATCAAAATAAAACACCGCTTCTGGTCCCAGCAACCAGTGTACCACATATACGATTTTCATTACTATTTATTTCCGCCAGGTATTATCCAATATGAGTTGCCAGAAAAAAATCAATACTGTAATTTCACAAATATCGAATTTATTTCATATGACATGTTAAGCGATTTAAAACTAACCCAATTTCAACATATCATTCAATCTCATTATCTGCAAAACAATGAAAATAAATATGAACCACAAAAAGAAAACATAACCCCATATTTCGTAGGTCATAACGTGGCAAGTTTTTTCAGTTTCTATTATGAAGACGAATTACTGATGGACTTAAAAAAAGGCACTATCGATGTACCGAATAAAAAACTAGTGGGTGTAATGACAACTAGACCACTTCACATAACCATTAATAACGGAGGCAAACACGCATTTTTCGATTGTAATTATGTGGACCATTTATGTGTAAATAATATGCACAGAAAAAAGGGGATCGCACAACAATTAATCCAAACACATCATTATCATCAACGACACAAATTAAAACAGATTCACGTTTCTCTCTTCAAGAGAGAAGGAGAATTAACAGGGATAGTTCCACTTACCGTATATGACACATTTGGATTCAACATGTCGGGATGGATAGAACCGCAAGAATTGCCAGCAAATGAAGCGACAATCATTGAATGTGGTCCCACAAATATTCAACATTTGGTAGATTTTATGAAAGAAAATAAAGACAGATTCGATATTTGTATCGTGCCAGAGATATCCAATATTTTGGAATTATTGAAAACCAAAAACGTGTATGTGTATATGGTTATTCAAGACCAAGAAGTTAAAAGCGCCTATTTTTTTAGAAAAACAAGTACATTTATTACAACAAATTGTGAAGCACTATGTTGTTTTGCGTCTATTAATGGGTTTCGTAACAATAATACCGAATTATTTATTCATAGTTATAAATTGGCGTTGTGGAAAATAAGTGAATCGAATAAAAAATATAAATACGCAATAATAGAAAATATCTCAGATAATAAGCCAATCATCGATAATTTAAAAATAAAAACTGTTCCGTGTATTTTAAATCCTACCGCATATTTTTTTTATAACTTTGCATATCCTACTTTCAATCATGAAAGGGTATTTATTATCAATTAATATTTTTTAGTTTGTAATTAAATTTTATAAAACGTTTTGATTTATTTCTAAATAAAAATAATAAATCAAAATATTAATTACCTAACTATCTAACTATCTAACTATCTAACTATCTAACTATCTAACTATCTAACATATTTGCCTACACGTGCAAAAGAATCCACAATAAAAATAATAAATATGCCTAAAAAAGAATATAATACAACTTCTTCGGTCACATTATTCGTTCGTTCATCTTGTCTTTCTTCTAAAAGATTGATCATGTAGTTTAATTTTTGGGTTAATATATCATTTGGAGAGAGAGAGGAAGAGGAAGATGAAGGATGAGAAGAAGAAGATGAATAATTGTTGCTATAATATGGTAAATTATGGGGTGATTTTTTATACATGCTATCATAATTCGGCATAAATCGTTTATAATAAGTTTCGGGATTTTTTGAGTTATCCTCTGTTGTGGGTTCTTGGTTGTGATGTTGATATTGTTGCATAGTTGGGTCGTGAGACATCATGGACCCATTATCTAAAGAAGAGGAAGAAGAAGAATCGTTATTATCTCTAATTCTAGTTTGTTCTACACCTGCCGAAGATGGAGGCGGTAACGGGTTAAAATCAGATAATCCTTCAGTTTGATCAGGTAAATTATGAATAGATTGCAAAACAGAATTTACTTTATCAGAATAAACATTTTCTTTAGGAACCCGTTTTTGGGTTCTATTATTCATATTTCTTTTTCTTCCTATTGAAGTATCATTATCTTTATCTTTATCTTTATTATTTATTTGATTTATATCTGTATCAAATGGAGCTGCATACATTGCTAAAGACATTCCTAATAAAAAATAAGATAATAATTTGAAAAAATACACCGAAATGACTATTTATTTTTCTTAATTTATCATTTATTTCATAGTAAATGCGAAAAATACAAAATACAAAAATACAAAATACAAAAATATCAAGATAACAAAATAATAATAAAATATTAGTTATATATAGGTCAAAATGTCAGATATTATGAAAGGAGTTTCTAAATTAGTTCATTTAGATAGACTTAGTGATAGCAATTTATTCTCTATAATATTTGTAATAGTTATCACAATTAGTATAATTATATTAAAATATCCCGCTAGTGCTATCAGTCACATTTTTAATGGTGTTTTAGGAAGAATTATAATTATATTTTTAATTGTGTTGTTGACCAGTTATAATACATTGATAGGGTTAATCGCGACTATTATGATTATATCTACTTATATGTATTTACATAAAAACACGTATCAAGAAGGGTTGAGTGTAACACCGCCATATGCTCCTTTATGTAGACCTGAAACTCAGGAAATAATTCCTGATGGTAATGGAAAATCAAAAAATTGTAATAATACATATACCCCATCAATACCGAACACAGATAAAAATGATATTACATCCGCAAATGGAAAATCTACAGTAAAAGTGGAAGAACAAAAGATCAGGATAACAAAGGTGGTTAATCCGGATATTTCACAAAATATAAGGAGAAATGAACGTGTTGATAAGATAACAGCGGAACAAACAATTCATTCTAAAATGTCAAATACACTTCCTTACCCAAATTTTAAAATACATAATGAACCTGTATCAAATTGGCCGGATAAAAATGGGTTTTCGGCGATAAATTCGGGAGTTGATAATTATTAGGGGTTTTATTGGAGGAATACATAAAAAAAATGGAATAAATTTTAATATTATTTAAATATATGGCGACTAAAAAAAATAATATTAAAAACACAATAAATTCAAATACTCGTTCCGTAAAAAGTTCTAATATTTTTATGAGTGCGTTACAATTTATACATACACATGTATTATATTTAAACAGTAGTAAATTTTTTGCCGGATTGGTTATGATATTACTTAACGTCGGCTCAAAATTTATATCAATACAATTTAGCAAATCAACGGAAGAATATTTGAAATTTTCATTAAGTAAACAGTTATTAGTGTTCTCTATGGCGTGGATGGGTACCCGTGATATATATGCGGCATTAATGTTAACCGCAGCATTTGTCATTTTATCAGACCATTTATTTAATGAAGAAAGTAATTTTTGTATTGTCCCACACAGTTACCGTGTTTTAGAAAAATTAGTAGATACAAATAATGATGGAGTTGTATCGGAAGCAGAATTAAATTCAGCTATTGCTGTGTTGGAAAAGGCAAAAAAAACAAAGCAATCGCAAAAAACAACAGCAAAATAACTATTCTGAATAATGAATAAAACAATTTATATATTTTTATTCATTTTTTTTAGAGAAATATTATCGTTTCTTTCTATGTGTATATTTTCGTTTTTTTCGTGTATTTTTTTTTCTTATACCATTTTTTCGTGTATATTTTTTTCGTATACCATTTTTTCGCGTATATTTTTTTTTCCCACCGGTATACGATTTATTTTGTGATTGTGATTTATCTAATGTTTGTGATTTATCTAATGTTTGTGATTTATCTATTGTCTGTGATTTATCTTGTGCCTTCGTCGGTGTATTTACAATCATATTAGATGATGGTCTAGGCGCATAAACAGTTCCTCTTAATGTTGACATTGCTTCTGACCATACAGCAGAATTTTTTTCACACATTAATGCCGGACGTTTACTAAATGGAATAGATGTACCTGGATATAATACAAGCTCGACATTTATATGATAACTTAAATTAGATGGTGGGGTAGACATTATATTTTGATTTACTAATGACATGTTAGTTCCGTATAGTGATGTGTTATATGGACGCGAATTATATGGCTGCGAATTATATGGCTGCGAATTATATGACTGCGAATAAGGATTACCATCACCTCCTTTTTGTTTAGAAGGTGGTCTAAAAAGTGTATTAAACATATTAACCACTTCCCGAGAGTTTTGTACAGCTGAAAGATTAAATGATTTATTAATCATATTTAATTCATTTGAAAACAATGTTACGTTTTGTTTTTCCTCATCAGATAATCTTGAATAATATTGACCATAAATTAAAAATAATATATATAATGGAGGAATTCTACTTAAATCATATAATGGGATTATTACATTTTGTGGCTGAGTTTCGAATATTGTTTTTTTAACACCGGTGTTATCCATACGAAATGTAATTAGATCATAATGCAGTCCATTATGTCTTAAAAACATATATTTGTTATAAGGTCCCATTTCTATATCATCTTCATTCGTTATATGAGGAAGAATCGATAAATTTGATATAGGTGTTAGTTTTTTTGAGGTTGGTGTTAATTTAACAGATATTATCGTGTCAGTTTGCTGAATAGTAATTACATTAATATGTAATTTTTGTTGAATAATTGCGTATATTTCTTGGGATGCCCAATATTTATCACTCATTATATATGAAGATATTTCAGCTGGGGTTTCTATAACATAAAAAGGGATCATATCTCCAACATCATCATAATCATCAAAATGTGATGTTAGAAATACTTTTTCACTGGCGTTCCATATAGATTCTATAGAATCCCTCCGTATCTCGCGTGTAATAGGATTTATTGTGTTAACCGCATCCATATATTTGATATTTAATTCTGATGCCTCGTCGCGCGCAACTGCTAATACTTCATTTAATTTGTCACTATTATCATTATAATAATCTACAACGATACGTCTTATCACTTGCTGAGTAAAAACAGGGCTATTAGGTAATCCTAATCCATATATTGTTATTGTACCAGAATTATTAACCTCATATGTAATTTGTTTTGTTGGATTTTGATTCGTGCTATTATAAGAATTTATAGCATACGCAATCGAATGAAAAAAACAATGACCATCCATAGGCATTGGTATAATTTGCAACATATTTACTAAATTTGCATAATAACCATTGTTTGATATATTTACTGGTGGGTCGCCGTTTTGTAATGGGGGTTGAATAAGTAATTTATTATCCCGATTTACTAATGTATAAATTACATTTAATATCCACGTGTAAGATAAAAAATACGCACGCATTATTTCTGGTTCATTACGACCAGCAGCTATTATATTAAATATATCTGTATCTATTATATCATTTTGTGATGTTGGTAAACGTATTATGTTAGAGGGGGGAGGAGGAGGTATAGGAGGAAGAGGAAGAAAAGGTTTACGACCATTAGGTCCAGGAGGAAGAGGAGGAGTAGGAGGAAGAGGAGGACCAAGAAGAAGAAGATTACGACCAGTAGGACCAGGTGGAGGGCCAGGTGGACTAGGACCAGTAGGACCAGGAGGAGGAGTAGGACCAGGAGGAATAGGACCAGGAGGATTAGGAGGAGGAGGACCAGGAGGACTAGGAGGAGCAGTAGATCCCGCAATAACCTCTGGGTCAGTTTGTTTTAATTGTTCTAATTCGTTATATGCGTTATTATAATTATATTGCATTGCGAGATTTCTTTGAAAATTAACTGGAACATTTTCCTTTATATCTAATTTCCACGAAGTATTATCAAAAATATTATTCGATATTACATATGGTTTTTTTCCAATATAAATAACATTATCCGGTTTAAATAATGTTTCTAAAGTTAATTGTATATTATTATCTACATATCCTTTTTGTTTGGCTTCTTTTAAAGATATATTTTTTAAGTTTTCTGAATGGTTTAATGATAATGATTCGTATAATAAACTATCGTATAATCCTTTATTAAAAAATTGTTTCATTGTATTTTGTGGAATTTTATTTATTGCGTATTTGTTTATTTTAATAAGTGGGTTAAAATATACTATTTCATTTTTATCATCATCTGGAATTGTCATTGATGGTTTATATTTTATTTTTTGAAACCCGGGTATTTTCGTTAATAAAGTAATGGATAATGAATTTGGTATAGGAGTAGATTTACCAGTCGTTCCAGTCGTTCCTGTAGAAACAGTTACTCCTGTAGGTCCAGTTAAACCAGAGATAGTAGGACCAGTTACTCCAGTCGTTCCTATAGAACCAGTTAAACCAGTGATAGTAGGTCCAGTTACTCCAGGGACACTAGGTCCAGTTACTCCAGGGACACTAGGTCCAGTTACTCCAGGGACACTAGGTCCAGTTACTCCAGGGACACTAGGTCCAGTTAAACCAGTTATATTTTTAGGAGGCTTAGGAGGTCGCTTTATTGGTTTTATCGGTGGTCCTCCATTTGTAATTTGTATAAAATTAGGGGACGACATATTTCTAATGTTATATTTATAATATATAAATATAATATTATTGTATTGTATAATTTTTATTTTTAACTAATAGATATATATAGATAGATGAACTTCTTCTCATCCCAACCGAATGATAATATCATTTGTCCAGATGAATCATTATCTAAAAGTAAAGAAGATTATATTAGGTTGCCTGGATTATCGAATATATATAATTCATCTCCGTGTCAACCCAAAATATTTAAGTCGTTACTTTCACAATTAAACACATCCGGTTCTCTTTGTGATAAATCACAAAAACAATATATTTACCAACAATTACAGCAGCAAGTTTCAAATTGCAATCCAAAATGTAAAATAAATAAAAATTTAGAATTAAATTCTCGTGATTGGGAAACACTTAATTCAGAATATGATAAATGTCAAACTGAACGTGGAGCGAGAAAAGACAAACAGAACAAAAAATTTGAAAAGGTATATCCAAGTGAATGGATGCAACAAAAACAAATGGATGGGGAACAAGAACAAATGGATGGGCAACAAATGGCTGAAAATAATCTAGAGATGGAAAACGAAGCCATTAGAAATGACTTTAATCGTGTGCGTGATAATGGCACAGACGAAGAACAAAAAACTTATGGTGACAATCTATTAAAAGCACGGCAATATATTTCAGACCAAAGTCCAGAAGCTAAATGGAATATGAATTATAACAATAAATTAGGGGGAAAACGCAAGTCTTTGGGGAAAAAATCAAAAAAAAGGAAGAGTAAAAAAAATAGAAAAAGGAAGAGTAAAAAAAGTAGAAAAAGTAAAAAGAGTAGAAAGGGTAGAAGTAGAAAAAGTAAAAGTAGAAGACGATAATGTAAGGGTTCATTCATAAATTTCCATATCACATATTATTGCGTTATCTATATCATCATACGACAATTTGAATCCAGTTATAATAGGTAATACATATTGCACCGAGATATCATCCTCATCGTCGTCACAAACAACAGTGTATCGTTGGACAATTTCGTTATCGAATGTATCCTCAAAATCCATATCATAATGATGACACGTATTACTTCTTATACAATACATATCATTTTGACGATTAATAAACCGACGGTTAAAAACCATATCTAACAAATGGTAATTAGTAAAATTATTATCAATCATAATTTCTTTACACAACTTAGTGAAATGCCACTTTTCTTCTTCTAATTCTATATATGTTCCACCAAATACACGAAAATACATATTTACCGGAATTGAAAAATCAATATGTTCGCAATTTTTGATATATACTGGGTCATTTACTTTATCATCAGGAATACCAAAAACAAAATGTGAAAATATACTATGTGGAAAAGCTGAAAAATTATTATCGCGTAAAATATCATTATATCGTTCGGCTACATTTGCACGTCGCTGTAGAATAGATGTGGCTATATTGGCTATATCTGTCATTTTTCAAATAATATTATAAATACATATATGATATTATTTTTATATTGTATTTTTTATGTTTTTTTGGAGCGACTGCCGAATGAATAACACATTTTCTTACCCTCAACAACTGAAAAAAAGGTACTAATAAATGTCTCTATACATTTTTAGTGCGCGTTCTTTTTGTATTTCGTATTCACATATAGGTTTATAATATTTTACAGAATCTTTGTAGTCTTTCCACGAATCAAACCATTGATGTATATCTTTTGCTGGAACATCTGCTAATTCAGGAACCCATTTTTTGATATATATAGCATCGGGGTCAAAATTTTCGCTTTGAGACCACGGATTGAATATTCTAAAATAGGGTTGCGAATCAACCCCAGAGCTAGATATCCATTGCCAATTACCATTGTTTGACGCAGGATCATAGTCCACCAATTTTGTGGCAAAATATTTCTCTCCTTCTTTCCAATTAATCAACAAAGTTTTGACTAAAAATGACGCGACTATTAGACGACCTCTGTTATGCATATATCCTGTGGTATTTAGTTGACGCATACACGCATCTACTACAGGAAATCCAGTAGTTCCATTAGTCCACGCATTGAACCAGTTCGCATTTTTATGCCATTTTATTTTTGAATAGGCTGGTTTCATAGAATGTGATAATACTTGGGGAAACGAATATAAAACATTTGCATAAAAATCCCGCCATATTAGTTGTCGTATTAAATCGCGATTTCCCTTATATACTGCGTAAACTTCACGAATGGAGACACATCCGAATTTTATATACGCGGATAATTGTGTTGTTTGTTTATCCAAATCGTTATGCGTTTTTGAATAATGTGTTTGTGTTTTTAATGTCTGTTTTAATGCCTTGATAGCTTCTACTCTTCCACCGTGTACCAATATTTCATCATTCTTCTTTGTAAATCTTGAAAATGCTTCCGTGAGAGAAATAGCATTTGAAATGGATGTATTCTTTGTTTGGAATTTGATTTTTCTTGCTTTCACGGGTACATCCACCTTTTTCTTTAATGCGGATTCATAATATGGTGTGAATTTTTGATAGGGTTTTCCTGAACTATTTATAATACTTCCAGGAATATGTAAATAATAATCGTGTTCAAAATAACAATGAATATTCAATTTATCACACAATTTATGTAAATTATCATCTCTCGTTATTGCATAAGGAGTGTAATCAGCATTATAACACACACATTCAATATTGAATGCTTTTATACAGTCTGCTACAATTCTCTCGTTATCACCATAGAAACAATATAATTTTCCGCCATTTTTTTTAATTTCTTGTGACAAATTGTCTAAACTTTCAATCATAAATTGAACGGCGTTTGTCGATTTATATTCGTTTGATTTACTAACCTGTTCTGGTGTAAATATGAAAATAGTATACACATTTTTACATTTTGAATTGATAGACAAAAGACCAATATTATCTACCATTCTATAGTCTCGGCGAAAAATGAATAAACCATTTTCAAAAGACATTATTAATTTTATAACCTTAATATACACAAATATTAAAGTTATACCGCCGTGCCTAAATTCACTTACAGTCGTGCCTAAAATCACTTACAGTCGTTCCTAAAATCACTTACAGTCGTACTCAACCATTTCTTTTACCAACTCATCAAACGTATGCTCTATCTTCCACCCCATTTCAGTTTGTGCCTTTGTTGAATCACCTAATAATTCATCCACCTCAGCCGGTCGAAAGTATTTTTCAGAAATAAATATGAGTTCCCGACCACTGTTTTTATCATATCCGATTTCATTCACGTCTTCCCCCTTCCATGCAATATCGAATCCTTTTAGTGCGAACGCTTTTTCAATAAATTCTCGAACACTATGGTATTCATTTGTAGCCAACACATAATCGTCCGGAGTATCTTGTTGGAGGATTAACCACATACCTTTAACATAATCTTTTGCGTGACCCCAATCACGCAAGGAGTTGATGTTTCCTAAAACCAATTTGGTTTCGTCTCCCTTCAATATTTTATTTAGACCCAATGTAATTTTTCGCGTGACAAAATTATGACCTCTACGGGGACTTTCGTGATTGAATAAAATACCAGAACACGCAAACATACCATATGATTCACGATAATTTTTGGTGATCCAGTAACCATATAATTTCGCTACACCATATGGTGATCTAGGATAAAATGGTGTCTTCTCAGTTTGAGGCACTTCAACTACTTTTCCATATAATTCCGATGTGGATGCCTGATAGAATCTAATTTTATCCAAAGGAATACCACAATTTCTTGTTGCCTCTAAAATACGTAATACACCCAATCCGTCAATATCTCCGGTATATTCAGGCATATCGAATGATATTTTTACGTGACTCATTGCGCCTAAATTATATATTTCTAATTTATCCAAATCTACACCGTACTTATTATTAATTTCACTCAATATGTTTAATAAATTAACACCGTCAGATAAATCGCCGTACCTTAAAAATAAATGTTTATTGTCGAAAATATGATCTATTCTATTCGTATTTATACTAGAAGATCGTCTGATAATTCCCCATACATCATATAGTTTATCCAATAAAAATTCTGATAGATATGATCCATCCTGTCCAGTAATGCCTGTAATTATTGCAACACGTATCATTATTCTTACTATTTATATTTTCATAACAAATATTTAAGTGTTTTGAAATCTACAATATTTAATAGAGGGAACGCGTAGTTCCATCATCCACTCTATATATCTTCTGGAGATATACATATATTTTTCGATTTAAAATTATTTGTAATAATTCCTTTTGGACAATAATATTTTCGTGTTTTACACCTTTGAAGATTTAAGTTCGCACAAAAATACGAAAATAAAAATTTAAAAGTGTAAAATCAATAGTTGTGCTTACCGCTTCCCTCGGCTTTAACAACGATGGTCTTACTTTTTCTTGTTTCTTCTCCAAAACAAGTGAAAGACGATGCTCTACAAAACTCTTCTGGTCTCGTTTGATTATTTATCCAACAAGTAGTCAAGTTCATTATATTTACTGCGGAATTCGCATCTCGCGTTCTAAATACGTTTTGTTTGTTTTGGCAACTCACGCAGTTAGAACACACGAAAAGACGATATATTTCCTTATTCTTTTTATCTTGGTAATGTTTCATTTCATTATAACAATCGCAACATTTCTTACTTGTGTTGAATTCATTGATTGTTATAGTATCATATCTTTTATGGATTTGTTTCCTCAATCCCTTATTCATCGTAGGCATAAAATGTTTCATTTGTGTATCCCTGCTCCAATTTCCATAACCAATTAGGATATTAGAACCAAATGTTTCTTGGATTTTATTAAGGAATGTATCTATGCTTTTCTTACCATAACTATATTGTCTAAATTTCATTTTTCGCCAAGTTTCTTTCTGGTAAAATTCACCAACTTGTTTATTTAGTTTATCTTTTTCAACTAAATATGCTTTGAACTTTATATAATCAACCGATTTGCTATTTTGAACTGATAAATGAGTTTCTTTTTCAATAATTTTATTTCGTTTCTTTTCTTGTAATAATATTCGTTGGTTTCTCTTTCCATAACTTTCTATTTTTCGCTGTGATGCTGTATATTGTAATTTCTTACCATTCTTATCCATCATATACACCAACGAATGTTTACCTGGGTCGCACCCAACAATATTCCTTTTACTCAAAGTATCTAATTGTTCTTTGGATAAATCTTCAATACCATAAAAATCTTGTTCTGGAATACTTGGAACTCTTGCACCCCATTTTTTATCTTTCAAATCTTTTCTAATAAACAACAAACAACAAGATACTCCGTCAGTTTGTATTTGATAATGGAACTGATAATGTTGGTTTCTAAATATTTTATGGTTCAAGTTCAAAAAGGCATTCCAAATGTCGTGTTGGTTTTCTTTTAGGTTTTTATGTAATTCGCCTTTTTTTATTCCATCTGTTTTATTTGCTGGACAGAATAAACTAACCAAACTTGCTGTATCTAAAATAATATGCTTTGGAATGATATTGGTTCGTAGTGGTAAGGGTTGGAATAATTTACTTTCTTGTTTTTCCAATACTTCATTCATATATAACATTCCTTTCAAATAGTCAAATGGTCTAACTTTTACATCATAATAAACAGACTTGGTAATGTTGGTTGGTAAAATATTATGTAAATGAGTGGTTTTCCATTCATTGAAAATTTCATCCGTTTCATTATTCAAACTCATCAGTTGATGTTTCAACTTGAATAAAATGGATTTATCCTCAGTTATAGTGGTTGTTGTTTTATTGATAAATCTCAAAAAGTGCTGAATGAAATGTTCTTGTGCGTTGTTGGATAAAGAAGTATGAATTTGCGTTGCTAAATAAGGTAATAAAAAAGTAGTGTTTTTCAAATTTGTTTTCGTGTGATTTACTGATGGCTGATATTCTTCCAAATAAAACTTTTCCAACTTATCAAGTAGTTCGGTATTTTTACTTTTCACACCTTGGTTGCTTCGTGTTCCTAATGATTTGATACAATACAAAATAAAAGTGTTATCAATTTTAGGCAAAGCAATTTTAATGGAATAGCAATTCAGCACATACAAGCGAATAAACTGGTAAGAATGTATCATTAAATCATTCATTTCAAAAACCAGATTATTTATTACTGGTTGAACCATCTCACGATTGAGTAAAACAGATTTGAGTGGTATTTTGAGAGTTTTGTATGCTGATTTATTATTATTCCTAAACTCTTTGAATTCGTCCTTCAACTTCTTCTTTTTGACCATTCTATATATTTACTAAAGATAATTATTTATATAGTTTTTTATATAAATAATTATATAATTTCCTAAATGTTTTCCTTTTCGTTTTTTTCTTCCATTTTTTTTAATTTTGCTTTTTTATTCAAATATGCGGTTCTTGCCCATTCCTTTTTTTGTTCAGGTGATGGAACATAAACATAGTTTGTTTTTTCCTTATGTTCCTTAACTTTTTGTTTGATTTCTTCTTTGTGATTTTCGTAATATTTTTTCATATTAGAAGGAGCAGTATATTTTTTGAGATGCTCTTTGGTTTGTATTAATTCATCTTTTGTTTTTTGTAATTCTTCATCTGTAATTTTTAATTTGTGTATTAGTTCATCAATGTTCATAGTTAGTATAGTATAATAAATATTTTTTATGTATTTTATCATAATATTTATTTTTGTAATTTTGTGCGAACTTAAATCTTCAATGGTGTATTATTTCCTCCACTCATTTCAAGTGGAAATTTAATTATCCAATTTTCGTTATACACCTTTTCTCATTTCAAACGCCCATTTTTATAAACTATTATTTTTATAAAAATTATTTAAAAAATATAATATTATTATAGCTATAATTAACTAAATAGAAATGGAAAATATAAAGATCCCTTATATTGTAATTGACCGACGCAACCGAAGTGAAATTATTGTTGAACGCGATACTGTTTGTAAAGATGATATACAAGAAACATTACTAAAAGTATTACAGAAATCAATGGAATATCATGAGTTTTGGTTTATTAATGAAGAGAAAATATTTGAAGTTGAATCTATTTCTGAAAACTTGGCAATTAATGAGGAGTTAGAAAACTTGGAAATGGGCATAGGTTTAAAATATGACGAGGGTAGTTGCCAAGTTATTCTAGAAAAATACATCACTATTGTAAATGAAGTTAATTATGGTGATGCTTATAAACCATCTAATACAATCAATAAAGAAATATATAATCGTTTTCAAAAATTCCTCAATAATAAAACTGCCGCAAGTGAAATATGGTATTTTGACAATGGTCACTGGATACGGTTTATGGCTTAGTAGGTTTGTTGGTGAAATAGTAGTTAAATGGAGAAAACGTAGATGTTATTCGTGTGAGTATTCTAAAGTTTTGTTTCTTTTTTACTACTAATTAGAGGATCATATAATGGATTTGTATTTTCTTCATTATATCGATTATTTTTATTTGTGGTTGTTTTATCCGTGTATATATCTGTAATTTCTGGGGATTTTTCTTCTTTTTCTGTTTCTATCAATTCACCTTCATCAACATAATTTCCATCTTTTATGGCTTTAATATCGACCATTAATTTTTTCAATATATTATTATTTATTTTTTCGTATATGTTTATGAGAGACGCAAAAATATTTAACCCCACTCCTAACCATATCAAATATATTTTGTCGTAACCTACCGCAATAGTGGTAGTCATTATACCAGCAGATTGGACAATATGAAAAAAATAAATAAGGAACATATTACAATTATTCAAGCAACGTCGTTTTTCAATAAATCGTTTCAAATCATCCAACTCGTTATTATCAAATATTTTGTGTATTTCTATATTGATATCCTTTTTTGTCATCATTACAATATAATGACAAAAAAATAGTATGACAAAAAAATAATAGGATGAAAATATTTGTATAAAATATTATAAAAGTATAATATATTATGAGTTGCTTGTTCAATAGTCTTCAGTATTTTATACCAGATGAATCCAGTTTTACCATTCGCCAAAAAATTTGTGATTATTTACAAAACAATGGTAAAATAATAGATGGATTAGATACAGCTTATATTTTACAACTAGATAATCCTAGCGGAAAATATGTTGAACATATGCGAAACCCCAGTACGTGGGGAGGAGCAATCGAGATTCAAGTCGCGTGTATTTTATGGAATTTACGAATTATAGTTAAAAATTACAGAACTCACGAAAGAAGTAATATAGAATTTGTCCCATTTAGTAATCAATACGAAAAAACGATTGAATTAGAATGGACTGGAGGACATTATGAGCCGGTCAGAGTTTAAATGTCTAAACTTACCGTATTCTTATCTGATTTTGGTCGTCTTTTACTACGCTTTGGCATATTCCCTTCACCCTGAAGCTCTTTCAAATCGGAAATACTAATCGTGCTACTATTGTTATCGCTCATCTGAGGCTGCTCTTGAATATTAATGGTTTTTGTTTTTAATCCAGACAAAATATCTGAAATATCACTGGGTCCCTTCATTTCAGGTCTTCTACTACTACGTTCTGAGTCATTTGCGCCACTAAAGTTCTCTCTAATATTAATTCCATCATTTTGATTTGAGAAATTATTTCTACCCATATGTAAATCAGGACGATTTCCAGCGTTGTTGTTTCCACCGCGACCTGGCATTGATTGTTGACCCTGTGCAGACATTGGTGGAGGAGGACCATTACCAGAAGGCGCTTGCGGTTCCGGATTCATTACCCCATTCATAAAACCTGAAAATCCTGGACTTGTTTGACTCATCGAATTTACTGCTGCTGACTGAAATTGGCGCATTAGGTCGGGATTCTGTCGCAAAATATCATCCATTCCAGGCATAGCTGATTTGAACATTGTATTTGTCATATGAACCATCATTGCACTTCCACCTAGTTGGAAAAGCAGTTTTAATTCAGGTGCCATTGCTGCCTTTGACTTATATTTTTCATATAATTCGCCAAAAACATCATCATAATCAGTGATATTCTCATTAATTTGCTCACCCCAACCGTCAATTTTAATGTCAAATGGATCAAAACGGTTATTTAAAAATTCTAGTGCGTTAATACCCGCCATAAGCATATTCCCTTGGAATTTCACTGAGTTGGCTTTTCCTTTTTCCTCCATAATCATTTCATATTCTCCTTGCATTTCCGCTAAAGGAGATTCCATTGAATATTTTTTTGTAAGCGTAACTCCCTTTAATTCAAGTGCTTCTAACTTTCGCAAATACTTGAATTTATCTCTTAATAATTCCTCTTTACTCATTTGAGGTTGTGATGGTAGTGGTTTATCTGGATTCAACGGAACATTATTGAATTTAGTATATCCATCCCACGTTTGACTATCTGAACTATTTTCAGCAGTAGCTTGTCCGATACTTGGTGAAGATGAGTCAAAATGAACTGCTGGTTTTTCATCGTAATTTATTTTTATATTTTTTCCAAAAATATCGGATTTTGCTTCATACATGTTTCTACTTGGAGGCGAATCGTCTACTAATTCATTTAATTCGTTTTCTAAATTATCTAAATCATCCACGTCAATATCACTTCTATTATTTTCTTTTTTCTTATCATTCATCAACAATTCAATACCATCACCAAAATTGGATGATTTTTTTCTAGAACCAGAACCAGAACCAGATTGATTAAAATTGTCAAAATTTTCATTTAAATGAATAGGTGAAATATCGATTATTCCGTGATCCATTGTTATTATGATGTAATAAGAAACTATAATTCTAAGTAAAACGAATAATAAATATATTATTTATTTTAATTTGTTATTGAATTGTTTTGATTTGTTTTTAATTTGTTTTTATTTTGTTATTTTGCTATTTTGCTATGTTGTTATTTTGCTATTTTATTGTTGATAAACCATAATCCTTGTAAAAATGAATCAGCTAAATCATCCTTCTTCGAATGAGATTTAAAAAATGAAATCCACTCTTGGTCTATATTGTCTAAACAAACCTGGATACTTAATTTTTTACGATCACTATATTTTGACTTAAGTTCAATATCACAATCTTTCAATTTATTACCAGCAGATATAAAATCAATTTGAATATTTTCATTTCTCATAATAAAATATTGTGCAATCATACCCTGTATCGTTTTCATACGATTTGCTATAGGACTTATTTGATTTTCAATGATTACATTACTAATTGTCAACATGTCTTCACTAAAAATAGAATCTAATTTTTTTTGAATATTTCTGCCAATAGTAACTAAATCAACCTTGGAAGCATTGGTTTTATCAATGGGTTCAAAACATTTTTCAAGAATATAATTATTAATTAAGATCACCAATTCTGCTTTTTTTATATTATTATTATTATCGTGGGGAATTTTATGTTTTACCACGATTTCCTGTAAACTTTTCAATTTCTGTTTATTTATAAAAGATGGTTTTAAATCTGGTGATGGAATTAAAAAAGGTTGTTTTTTAGAATGTTTTAAACAAAAACATTTATCGTTTTTCATAAATTTTGCAAGTTTGCCACATATTTTGGTTTTATCCATTTCTTCACATTTTACTTCTTCTGTCGGTTGCGATAAATTCACAGTATCCCATTTTGCTATTTGGAACGATTCGGAACCAGACGGCTTCGATAGTAGACAAAATGCTAAATTTTTGATACCAACATCAATGCTTAATATTTTCATAATAATAATAATAATAATTAGTATTGTTATTATGGATCTAAGTAGTTATTTACAAATAAGTGTTTGAAGCCGAAGGCGCCGGTGTAAGCCGAAGGCGCCTGTGTAAGTGATAGCGAAGGTGAATATATTTATTGTAATTTACTTGGTACAGTAATAGAAGGAGCAATCATTCTTGCTTGTAATTGCTCTCTTGACAAATATTGCGACTTTAAATTACTTGTTTGATACCCATATCCAGGAGAATTTGTATCGTGAGTCGATGAAAATAAATGTGGCACATTTGATGATGGTGATTTTCCAGTAATAGAATGAGAAGGAAGACCTAAATCATAACAAGATTCCATATTATTATAGCTCATTATTTGAACAGCATTATTTGTTAAATATTGTCTATACTGCCAATTAGATTGAATATTTTCTTGTTCTCTAATACGATTATTGACAACCGCTTCTGGTTGCCAAGTAGCAAAATTTCGTCCATCTGCCATAATAGGAGGAAAATTAAAATGAATATTATTAGATCCAGAATAACACGTTGCCCAACTCATATTATATTATATTATGTCTAGAGAAAATTATCATTCTGAACCAAGTAATTTAAGCATCTCATTTTTTTTAAGTTTAGATGGATCAGATACTAGTTTTTTTGAAACAATAATATCTCTTAACTTATTCAATGACATTTTTTTATAATCGATATTACTATCATTTTTTTCTTTAATTGATTCATCTGAAATAGTTGAAATATCAATTACTTTTAATAGTTCAGGATTAAATAATTGTGAGTCATTTGATATTTGTGTTAGATTTATATTATTTTTCTTCTCTCCATCATCGTCCGAATCATCATCACTTCCACTATCACTATCACTATCACTATCACCTAAAGAATCATCTATAGATTCACTGTCATTCTCTATGTTTATATCTTCACCAGTAGTAGCATTTAAGGCTTCATCAAAATTAATAATTTTAATTGTATTGTTTACGTCTAATAAATCTTCAATATTAATATTCGCTACAACATTATCTAAAATGTTTATATTCGTTTTTGACATGTGGCTATCACAATCACTATCTTCATCGCTATCACACTCGTTCTCTTCATCGCTATCACTATCTTCGCCGCTATCGCTATCTTCATCGCTTTCATCTTCACCATCCGATACATCAATTAATTTGTCATTTGTATCGGCATTTTGGCCACCGGTCATATTAGGCATAATATTATTAATATCCGTACCAGGATGCTGCTGGAAATTATTTTGAGAAGCCATTATTAGTCTGCTCCTCATATAATTCATTTCTTCGGCCATTGTTGAAACTAATCCCATCATGGAACTAATTTTGTGGTTTTGTTCTTGCATTTTTTGCGTAAAATAAATTCCAACAACACCTACAAGGATTAAAGTTATACCTAAACAAATAAGAAAAGGGACACTCATAAAATCAGATAAAGCCATTATATTACAAAAAGAATATATAATTATATTTGTTACAGAACGAATAAATAATTATATGTGTATGTATATGTCTATGTATATGTCTATGTATATGTCTATGTATATGTATATGTCTATGTATATTAGTCTAAATTTTTGATTGTTTGCATAATCTCATCGGGATATTTCATTTGTTTTAAAACTTCGATTCCTCCTTTAATATTTGTAATTCCTCGTTCTATCTTATATTTATATATTAAATCGTCGTTTTCATTTTTTCCAACACACATTTTATAATTTTGAATATTTTTATGATTGTCTAATTTTTCACATACATTTAAATAATGCGTAGTTAATAAAAAATTAGTTGTTTTATATTTGGATAAATATAACAAAAACGCATAACCGCATTTTGTCGCCTCCTCATAATTTGTACCTGAATATAGTTCATCAAACACACAAAAATGTCTATCGGTCGGATGTTTATTTATCAATTTAATCATTTCTTTACATTTACGACTTTCCGCTTGAAATAAACTGTCTCTCCCAGAAGTATCTGGAATATTCAAATAACAATGAATATATTTAAATGGAACCAATACAGCACTATCATAAAACCCACATCCAAATTGCTGTGTAAGAATTACATTAATCAACGCTGATTTAAGTATTGTTGTTTTTCCTGAAGCATTGGGTCCAGTAACAATCATATTTTTATCAAATTTAAAACTATTTTTAATTGGTTTTTCATGGATAAGCGCAGGATAATATGCGTTTTTAAATCCACATTTTTCCTTCTTATTTTCCTTATCACCATTCTTTTCTTTCTTCTGATTGGATATTTTTGAATAGTTGATATATTTTTCGGAAATGTTTTCTTTGATTCCTTCTATAGTATCAATGTATCCGTTAAATCCAAATGAATATAAAAACGCATCATTATACACATCATTACTATATATGTCATAAAAACAATGTAACACGTGTCCTAATTCTCCAATTTTATGAGGGGAAAGCTTATATGGGGTAATTTTTTCTAATATTGATTTGAATGTTGTTAATATCTGTAATTTATCTCTTATAGTATTGTTAAACAATTGGTATGTTTTTAAATTATCTGTATACATCAACATATTCTTCATAGATGATTCAGTGTATTCGATATATGTTTTAATTACTTCTAAATAGTTATGAATTTTGTGCATATTTTTATGAAAACGATAACACGTTAATATATTTTGATAAATAGAAAATACGTAAAATCCAGCGGATAATAATAAATATATTTTCTCGTCTATTTTGACACTATTAAATTGTGTAAATAATTTACCTATAGCGTGATTTGACGCAACAATAGTAAGAACTTCTACATATTCTGTTATTGAAATATCTTGCCCTTTCATTTTTATAATAAAAAATGGAATGATTAATATGATAAATGGGACAAAAAAAGAAAGAACAGGTGAAATCAAATTATATATACTCATTATTTGTAAAAACACGCCAGATTTATTTAAAAACTCCCACATAGGCCAATCAATATAATGATATTTTTCCTTAAATCCGGTATCATTTTTTATCTCATCCCAGATGTTAAGTATTTCATTAAAATCAGGTAGACAAATATTTTGTGACATTGACAATGGTTTGTATTCCTTTAATAACGTTTGTGTATCCTTTAAAAAATGTTTGTCATTTGTATAGTAATTCGTCATTTGTTGTAGCACTTTTAATCCCCATTTTGTTTTGGGTTGAAAAGCAATATTATACATTGGTGTGCATGATGGGTCTAAAGTTTCGGTCAGTTCTAAATCTGTAATTATGTTTTTATTTAATTCGACTTTTCCTTCATTATATGAAATAGGTAATTTGAAAATATCATTTATTTTTTCTATATTTGATACAATTAACATAATATATCAAATACAGAATTTATTCAAATTATTTTTACGCGTATGTATGTAGATTTTATCCAGTTCGCACTCATCTCATCAAATTATCAAAACCTGAAGGCAACTCATTTATTTGACATACATAAAACTCTTCGATTTCTTTTAATTTACTAATATCTCTGCGAGTAATTAAATTAATACCCACGCCTTTTCGACCCCATCTACCACTACGTCCAATTCTATGAAGATATGTAGATACATCTTTCGGGATATCAAAATTAATAACGACACTTACCTGTTGAATATCAATCCCACGTGCTGTCACATTTGATGAAATTAGTACACGATGTTTCCCTGTTCGAAACTCCTGAAACGCAATATCCCTCTCAGACTTCTCCATATTACTATGAATACGACACACGGGAAATCCATCTTCTACCATTGCGTCATACAAATCAGATACACGTTTCACACTGTTTGCATAAATAATACATTGGGACATCGACATAAACCCATATAAATCCTTCAATGTGAGATATTTTTGTCGGTCATCTTCAATAGCAACATAATATTGCGAAATTCCTTCTAAAGTTAACAATTCAGCCTTTACTAGAATTTTAACGGGATTTCGCATAAATTTATCAGTAATATCTTGAATATATGAAGGCAATGTTGCACTAAATAACGCAACTTGGACATCAGTCTTTAAATATTGAAAAATATTGTAAATTTGTTCTTTGAATCCACTAGATAATAATTCATCCGCTTCATCCAACACAACAATGGAAATATTTGATGTATTTAACTGATTTCTACGCATCAAATCATATACGCGTCCAGGACAGCCAACGATAATATGTGGAGTGTCATTTTTAAGATTATAAATATCTTGATCTACTGAATTACCACCAACTAATACTTGAATGCTCAATCCCTGTATCATAGATCCAATAGACGTCATCACACTTGCTGTTTGGGTGCTAAGTTCACGTGTAGGAGACAAACATAGAATTTGTGTTGTTTTATTAGTTATATTAAGTCGTGAAAGCGCACCAATAGTAAAAGCCGCGGTTTTACCTGTTCCTGATTGTGCTTGCGCAATAACATCGCGTCCTTTTATCAAAGATGTGAGCGATCTTCGTTGGATAGGACTAGGCTTTTCTAATCCATAAGCATAAATACCCCTCAATAGCTCGGGGCTAATATTAAGCTCATCCCAATTATCGATTTCATCGGAACAATCATTTTTCTCGTCTTCTTGTTTTAATGTTTCGTTTGGATTTTCGAGTGACATAATACATTATTACATGTTATACATTTAAGTGTATTTAAATGTATAATATTTATTATATAAAAAAAAATTGATATAAATGGATTTCGAATATAATTACTATATAACATCAGATGCTAGCAATGAGATATAGTCTTAAGGATATAAATGATATTATATTTAATGGTTTTGAAATTACCTTACCTAATGAAACATTAAGTATGATTTCAGAATTGGCCTTGCAAGTTGGCTCACCCACTTATATAAGAACTCCAACATTCTATAAAAAGGAACACCCTAATAAAAATAGTGGATCGTATGATGATAATAGTGGTGGTGGTGGTGGTGGCAATGGATTTAAAAAAAATAAACGTGGAAATCGTTCATCTTTAGATGGTAATTCAAATGATGAAGATTGGGAATCTATCCGTTCTTTTCAAGCAACAAAACTAGAACAAAAGGTTGGAATTGATGCACAAATTGATCTACTTCGTTCGTCTTTGAATAAAATGTCTGATAAAAATTATAATGATTCATATGGAAAAATTACCGAAATTTTGAATCAATTAATTAAAGAAGAAACATCACCAGAGAATATGTTAAAAATTGGTAATTCTATATTTGAAATTGCGTCAAATAATCGTTTTTATTCAAAGTTATATGCGGATTTATATACTTCATTAATTCACAATTATGAAATTATGCGAACTATCTTTGAAACTAACTTGAATTCTTTTATGGAATTGTTTAATTGTATTGAACACGCCGATCCAGATCAAGATTATGATAAATTTTGTAAAGTTAACAAAAATAATGAGCGAAGAAAGGCGTTTAGTTTATTCTTTGTAAATTTAAAAAAAAATGGTATTATTAGTGAGGGTAGATTAATTGAATTGATTTATGGATTACTTCAACAACTTACGTCATTTATTTTAATAGAAAATAAAAAGGATGAAGTGGATGAATTGACTGAAAATATTGCAATTTTATATGATAAAAATTTGTTTGAAAAATGTTCCAATAAAATTGGTGATGAGACATTTCCACAGATCATTAATAGATTGGCTCATAGTAAAGTAAAAACATATGTTAGTTTATCGAATAAATCTATTTTCAAATTTATGGACTTGATTGAAATGTAGTGGCATATTTGGAGCGATCCAAACCCTTACGCGCAGCAAAATGCGACGGTTGTAAGCGATGGAACTCCGTAGACGTTAGTCGATGGTTTTTAAGTGATATGTGTTTTATTCTCAAAAAAATTGAATTATTTTTTTTGTTAAACCCACAGTTAAAATACACATCATTACACGAAATATGAATAATTTTGGTGAAAATAATATGGAGCGAATGGGATCTTATGCTAATAGTCGTCGGAGTTCGTGGAATAATGATCTTGCGGTTATAGATCAAGATTCATTAACTTTTCCTGATGGTTCAATATATAGAGGATCGTGGAATATTTATCTTGAATTTACAGGCCAAGGAACTTATACGCTTACTAATGGTAAAATATATTATGGAATATGGAATCCAATAATTCAAATTGGAATAGGAACCGTAACTTTTCCTGGTGATATGGAGAAAACCGAAGATGTTTGTCGAATGAATATATATAATGGTTCGTGGAATAATAATCTTGAATTTATTGAAGGGACTTTTACGAATGAAGATGGTACAAGTTATAGTGGGGTATGGAATCCAGATAAATCTGGAACAGGAACAATAACTGTAACATCAACTTTATCTCGTGGCGTATATACCGGATCGTGGAATAATAATTTGATCGTTACCGGACAAGCAACATTTACGTTGAATAATGGTATAATATATAATGGTGAATGGGACCCAATAAATCAAATTGGAATAGGAACAATAACGTTTACTGATGGCGAAATATATACCGGATCGTGGAACAGTAATCTTGAAATTATTGGAGAAGGTCACTGGAGCGAATGAATCGTTCTACAAAAATAAATTTATTGTATGCAATATACTTAAATATTAAATAATAAATTATTCATATAAGCATATGAATAATTTTAGTGAGAATGAAAATATAACATTCAAATTTACTGATACGGATACGGATACGGATAATTATAATACTGATAATAATGATAATACGTTAACTGATGAATTTTACGCAATGTTAAATAAGAGTGAAGAACCCTCATCTGATAATCAATACGATAATATTTTTATGGAAATTAAAAATTATGATTTAAATTTCACATTGAAACAATTAACACAAATTTGCGAGTATTATAATTTATCAAAAGATATCAAACTAAATAAAATGAAAAAACAAGATATTATTGAACAAATTATATTATTTGAACATAGTTATGAGAATTATAATACTGTATTAAAGCGAAAAGAAATGTGGTATTATATGAGTGAGTTAAAAAATGATAAATTGATGAAAAAAATGGTCATTTTTTTATAAAAAATATATTTATACATAAAATATATATATAAATATCTTTATAAATTATAGATATAATATGGTATTATCAAAATTAGATAAAACGATTAGTTATCCTGAATTAAAAAGTGTAGATTTAGATGATTTTAAAAAAGAAGCTAGCATATATGAAATAACCGTCAAGGATATTGAAATTATAATAGCTGTCGGAAATGAAAAAAAAACATTTGAAGATAAAAATGTGGTATATTTTCCTATTTATTTAGTAAAGACCAATAATAAAGTTGTTCGCATCGGTCTATATGAGATATATAAAACGGATTTAGTAAATTATGTAGATGAAGATGGCGCATTAGAAGTAGAAAAATTAGATGATCCGTTAATTTATAGTTATGTTAATAAAGCAATGTTAAATAATATAAGACTTATTCCTGAAGAAGAACAAGAGGAAAAAAAGGAACAACGAGAAAAAAAAGAACAGCGAGAAA